GGGAGGGCAGGCACAGTGGATGAGGATGGTGATTTGGACTTGGATTTAGGTTTGGCATTGGAGCCTACCGCCGCCGGTCGCGGGGGGCGTTGTGTCTGCCCCTGGGCCTGTGTCTGTGTCTTCTGCTCCATCAAGTGTCCGAATATATCCACCACGGCGTCCGCGATTCCATCCGTGATAGCGTCGAGGAGGTCGTCGGATGGGTGGCGAGGGCGTGGCGGCATGTTACTGTCCTACCTCCATAGTCATCTTCCCTCTCAACTCTTCCACCACCTTACCGCTGAGTATCTTCCCAAAACCGTCGAATTTCATCCAGTCCAAAGGTTCCATGTGTACTAAGCAGCACGGTACATTACCGGCAATGTCCACTTTAGCCATCCCCCCGCAATACACACGCTTAACTCTCTCTGCCACGGCGAAGCTCCGCTCCCACCCGACGCCAGTTAATGCCGCCACCATCCGCCGCACCGTGCCAGCTTTAGCAAGGTGTGCCCGTTCTTGTGGGATGTGCAACGCTAGATGGTCGTGGCGCTTGTCCAGGGGGGATTGAAAGTAATCGTACAGGTTGCACACGTATTCCACCGTCTCCTGTGGGTTCCGGGTGAAATGCACCGTTAACCTCGCCATAACACTCAATGTCGTGGTGAACGAATCCAGCTCCTTCCCCAGTAAATGTTGACTGCCTAACTTCGACGGCATCCACCGGCGGGCCAGGGGGAAGTACTCTTCCAAGTGCCCGGTGGCGGGATCGGTGCGGTAATCGGATTCGATGAGCAGGAATACTAATTGCGGGTCGTAGTGGTCGAACAATTTAGGGAGCTGTTCCCCAGCGAGACGGCCATCTCGTTTGTCCTTGAATAATCCCTTGAGGGTTTTGCGTTCGATGCCGACCAGGGATTGGAGTGAGGAGTGGCCGGCGAATGCGAAATCCCCGGCGGGGAGTAGGCGGGCGGACACCGGCGGGTGTGTACGGTGGGAGGAGAATAAGGCGATGAAGTCCTCTGTTCCAGTGGTGGAGTAGGCGGTGGGGAGGGATTCGCGAGAGTCGATGTAGATCACGACGCAACTCCCCAATTGTTTCGATGGTGCATAAACAACTTTTCAATTCTAGGGATCAATTCGCCTTTGCTCGATCTGATATCCGTTCGAGTGGCCACACTAAGAACAGGGACAAAATCTGAAGGTGCTTCGTATTCACTTACCACAATGATGCGACGTTCAGACTCTAGCCGCACCACTTCCCAAAACCTCTCATAATCCATCTCCGGCAGGCCGTAGAATTTGGTGGTGTTCTTATAGGGAGGGTCACAATAGACAACATCGGCGTCGAATGCAGCGATGGCCTGTTCGTAGTCCATGCACTCGAAGGATACATCCATCATTCCTTTGGTCAATTGCGACTTGGCGTTGGCTGCATAGATTCGTTTGGTCAATTGCGACTTGGCGGTCATGGCGTCGGCACCATGACCGCCACGGGCATACCCTCCAAAGTATTTACCGGCGTAGGAGCAACCGAAGCCAACAAACGCCTTGAGAGCGCTGGGGGATGGCAACAGTTTAGCGGCGGCATATTCTTGCTCACTGACAAACGACGGTGGAGTCCATCCGTTCTGCATCGCTGTCCACAGAGCAATCAAGTCTGGGTTTAGGTCACAACAAATACGAACGTCCGCATGAACCAATTCGGCCACCCATGCGCTCCCACAGAACGGCTCTAGATACACTTCCGGTCGGAGTCCATTTATGAATGTGCTCACTTGTTTCCTTATTCGAAACTTACCTCCGAAGTACTGCATGGCTGAATGTTGGCTAAATCAACCCCCACACTTCCGGCCTCTCCTCCGTCTCCGGCCACATCTCCATCGCTACATACCCGAACCCATAATCCCCGTTATTGCTCCACCACTGTTTGCCGGACAGAGTAAACGGGTCGCCGTATCGTATGGTTTTATGGCTAGGTACCTCCACGTAAAAGGATTTCAGCGTGGGATTCCATCCAAGGCGCAAACTGGCGTCCACCATGAACCCAATGCCAGAGTACCCCTTAATCTCGTATCCCCCGGACCAGTCCGCTTTCCCGTCCGCGCCCTTCTTATACTCCTTCCCCTGCTTATGGATCAGGATCATATTGAGATCCCGTCGTGTGTTGTACATCCGCCAGAATGTTTGGCAGTAATCGGCGTTCAACTTCGTACGAACATCCTGATTCTGATTCCCCTGCAACTTGCCGAAGTAAGCGAGTTCAGCCAAATGCCACTTTTCCGTCTCCGTGTCGGTAACGTACGTGCGAATGGATGTATCCGCGATCACGGCGGCCTCTATCTCTTTCACCATCTCCCAGGATTTCTTCCACTCATCCCAGGATGTTTGATTGATCGTGGTGCGGGCTTTGGACTCCGGTGGGGGAGTAGGCACCTCCATGTGCCGGTGGTAGATTACCTTACCCGCCGCACGGGCCTTGTGGACGATTGCTTCCGTCCCCGGATCGTTGCTGATGATGCATATCGGATCTGGAGCAGTGTGCAATGCCCAATGCGTCTTCCCACACTTATCCATCGCCTCCACCGATATCGCCAGCCGTGGAACAATCGCCCCGGTGGATTTGGACTCGAAGTACTTCGCCAGTGCTGGACTCATTCCATTTTGACTCACGCGATATTCCCCCCTAGTTTCTTTCTGGTCACACTCTCCGCCTTGTCGTCCCAGTGGAATTTGGCATTCTCCGGGGCGTGGGATTCGAGGAAAGCGTACACGGCGATATTCAACAATTGCTCGTAATTCCCCTTACGCTTATACGCATCCAGCTCCCTACGCAATCTGGTCATATACCTCTGCTCCTTCCGTGGCCGGTCACCGTAGCACAACGCCCCGACACAGCGGCGATTCACAACACATTGGAGGAAGGATGTGAACGCCTTGGTAGTGGCCGTGTCCAACGGGATGGAGTCCGGGATGTGGAGGGTGATAATCATCGTGGGAGCCTCAGGTTGTCGGCTTGACGCGCCTCCGGGACAATATCGTCAAATAGCAACGGGACCATCGATTTGAACTCTTCCAGTAGCGGGATGGTTACCTGCCGCATTTGCGGGTGGGATTCCTTGGTGGTCCGCATGATTAGAAAGTGCCGCCAGTTGCGCAGGTTGCTGGTCATCACGATACGGGACGCTAGAGCGTTCGGCAGCACAGACCGTGAAATCTGCGGCGACACTCCGGCCCTAATCAGACCTAAGTAAGCCTTTTCGATTTTATCGATGGCATCTTTCCAATCGTCCATCAGCAGAGCCGAATTTATAAAAACCTCTGGCATGACGAACTTCGGCGGCATCTTCTTTTCATAATTCACAAACCGCGTGGACTCCTGCGTAAAACTGAATAGCCGGTGCCTCACAATCTCATGCGTAATCCCCCGGTCCACCACAGCGTCCACCGTCGCATTCACATGCTCCACAATCGACCAGTCCCCATGCCCCATCACTGTGGCAGGGATGAACCGCTTCCACGATTCACTATCCGCCGCGTCTTCCGTTCGGTGCGAAATCCTCCCACACCATTCAATCCACCGGAGTGCATTTACTCCAGCGGTATCCCACCCCTGGAACCCCCTCACCACGCCGTTCAAGGATTGAATCCTAGCGTACGGTTGGATTATCTCCATCACTCCCCTCCTCCGCCGTTCCCATCCACTCCGTTTACGGCGTAAACTTCCGGTTCCGCGAGGTGCTTGTTGGCCAACATTAGCTCCCAGTTGGTCATGATTTCATCCCTGGTGAAGTCGAATTGGACAGGGAGGTAGTCGGGATTCATCCCGCCGGTGTAATTGCCACAGAGGAAGTTAGGATGCAAGATTACTGTGGTGCATGGGGCACTGTAGGCCACTGACAACATCGCTAAGTACCCTAGAGTCTGCCATAACCAGGGGGAGAGTTTGCCGGTGGGGGAGAATTCGGTGAGTTGTTTGGAGGAGTAGTAGGTGGCCTTGATCTCGTGTAGGATTAAGCGGCCTGTCTCCGGGTCGATGTGGATGGCATCCGGCGTACCGTAAATCCCATCTAGCTCAAACTCTCCTAAGTGGTATTCGAAGTCTGGGAATTGTGTGGCCAGTCTCGGCGCTAACCAGTCCTCCCATGCGAGACCGATTATCATTTTGATTTCCCGGTGGCGGCGAGGGGGGAGGATGGCTCCGGGGGTGGGGGATGGGTAGATCCCTTGGGCAACGGCGAGTTTCTTGATGATACCGGACAGGTGGACACCGGACGACCGGGGGGCGGAAGTGGATGAGGAGGCGGAGATGGGGATGGAGAGATGGGTGAGAGTCATATGGATTTGGCCTTTTCGTCGGCTTTTTCTAGGGCGACAGGCAGAGAGGATATGAATTTGGTGAGATCGTCGCGGGAGCGGAAGGCGAGTTCGATAATGTTGATCCCGTCCCCAACGCGGACGATTATGGATTGGTCGATGGGTTCGTGCTCAAGGCGGGAATACACCTGAGCGTAATGGATGTTGATTAAGGTAGGGCGGTAAAGTCGGATGTCCACAGGAATTCCTTTTTCAATGTTCCGGTACAAATGCCCACGGTGGGAGTCACCAGTTAGATCTAGGACAGGATGAAAATCCATCCCACCCATAGACTCCCACCGTGGGTGTAGTCGGGACTGCAACAGGCCACTCGGAGGATATAGGTCCTGAAACCCGACACAAGGAAAAGACTGAACAGTATGGCTATTGCGTGGACAGTGTACCGGTCATCGACCCGTCATCCGCCACGGCGAAGTCCTCAAGCAGCAGGTTGTTATCCGCCGCGATCTGTTTCATGATGTCCACCTTGCGGGATTCGCCGATGAGATTGATCCGCCCTTTGCCCTTGATGCCGCGTTCGGAGATGGCCGACAACAATTGCGCAGGGAACTGGGACATGTCGATATAGCCGTCCTTGTTGGAAGTGATGAGGGCGAGGACGATACCAGCGAGGTCGGAGGAGTGGCCGTTACCGGTAGCCACAGCGGAGGAAGCGGTAGGAGCGGCGGTGGCGGATGCGGCAGGGGAAGGGGCGGCGGTAGGGCGGCGGGCACCACCTTTGGCCTCCCAGGGGAATTTAGCGCGAGTAGGAACGAGGATTTCATTAATCCGCTTAGGGGGTTGACCAGGGGCCTGTGCCTGTGCGGCTGATGCTGGATCGTTGCGGAAGTCGCGGGCTGGGGGAAGCATGCGAACCATGGTTAGTTCAGCACCGATTAGGCACTTCATCCCTTGGGGGCCGTCCAATTGTTCCCCCGGCATACCACAGTTCTCGATGAACCCTTTGTGGTAAGCGAAGTGCCAGTTGGAGGAATCGATGAGTCTCCCTCCGGTGCCTTTCATATCCAGGTAGAACGCTGAACTGTCTGACCCTGGAGTGACGGCGGATGGATCGGGTTGGTAGTTGGCGGCGGTGCCGACGTTCCAATTGACAACTACATCCTTGCCTTCATTCCCGCCGTCGGTGGGGGTGAATAGCATTTCGACGCACATCTGAGAGTTGGCGGGTTGGTTGCCGTTGTAGTCCCAGAGTTTATAGCCGATGTCTTTGACGACGCCGGTGCCGCCGGGATACAACCCCCCGGCGACGAATTGAGTGTTAGAGCCGCGTGATGGAGTGGGCATTGAGAGTTAAACTGTCCTTTCGTTGATTGGGAATGGGAATTATGTTGACTGTTGCGGCGGTGGTAATTTCGCCGGAGGTTGAGGTTGACCATTCGGCCACTGAATCAGTTTCAGGAACCAGGATGGAAAAAGATGACGCCACTTGCCGCCGCGATTAGCAGGCAGGAGGAGCCAGTTAATATGTTTGTCGAGGATGAAGGTTTCGCTGGAATCGTCCGGGCCACGCATCAGACGGCCACACATTTGGACGAGGGTTTGGATGGTGAGGTACATGGCGTATTCGGGGTCGTCCTCTGATCGCGCCTTCATGATGGGGCCGCGTAGATCGATGAAGGGGACCTTGACGATGAATTGGTATTCTGCGTCAGTCATGGGGAAGTCGTAGCCGGTGGTTATGGCTGGACTCACGAGAATCAATGGAGGCGGCGACGAACGGAATACTTCTATTGCTCTGGCGAGTTCGTTGGAACGAGGGGCGAGCATGATATTCGAATACTCACTCCGTTCCTTAATGAACTGTTGGCGGGCGTAAGACACAGTGTGGATGATACCTTTGCGGTCCAACCGGCGGGAGATGAGGGTATCCATCCGGCCTAACTGTTGTTCGTATTGCGCATCCGTCGTCTTGTGGTCGATCTTGTCCGCGCCGAACAGGTAGATTGGCGAACGGTGTGGCGGGAAAGCGAAAGGGGAGGAGATGAATTTGGACTCCTCTTCAGAGATATCGAGCAGTTGGAGTGTCTTGGGGACGATGGTGGCGGACATCAACATGACCCGCTCCGCTTTGTCGAATAGGATGGATTTAGCCTGAGAGGTCGGCCATAAGGGAGCGAATACCGTTTCCTTGTTGTTGGAATCGTCTACAATCCATTCCTCTCTGATCGCGGCGACACGCTTGAGATCGTTGAGCAGGGAGTCGGCCTGCCCGATCATTTTACGGTTCCGCGCCGCTTTCATTTGAGTCAGGCATGCTTCCATCGCCGGGAGGGACTGTTTGGCCCATTCCATGTACCAAGGGAGAGGTTTACCGATTGGGGGGTGGGGGATAGTGCCGGAGTAGAATGGCGCGTTATGGGAATGGTTCAAGTGGACTTCGAGGGCAGAGGAGAGTTCCTGGACAGCGTCGTGAGCTTCATCCAGCACGAGTAATCCACATGGCCCGAGACCTTCACTGTGCACACGGGAGGATAGGGCGTAACTGTAATTGGTAATCCCCAGGTCAGAGTCGAGAAAGTGTGTGAGATCGTTAGCATATTGGCAGTCACCGGATTTGTTGGACTGGCATCCTAGGAGCCGCCCATTGGCACAGTTGTCGAAGTCGGTGCAAGGGTAGTTCACCCGGCCACGGACATCCGCTATACCGGTGGAGACGAAGTCTTTACTGTACTGGGATTGCAGGGCTTTTGTCGCCGTGTATATTCGTGTTTTCACTCCCAGGTATTGCCCGATGGCGACGGCCTTGACGGATTTACCACTCCCCGTGGGGTCGTTGGAAGCGATGAAGCGGACGGCGTCGAAAGCATCGGCGGCGGCGAGGATGGATTCCCATTGTCCGGTGCGCCAAGTGGAGAACTTGGGTGGGAGATTGAGGTCGGCGGGATGGATGAGAGTGGACACAGAAGATTATTATTTTGCCGGTAGGGTTCCGATGTCTTCGGGTAAGATCGGGTCGCCGAACAGCTTGTGATTCATTCGCTTTTCGGTGCCCGGTTCGTCCTTTGCGGCGCAAGCGTAGCAAATCTCACTGAAACCAGGGCCGTAGGGGCGGGTTTCGGCAATCTTGCCGCACCAGCCGCAAATGCCATCAGGTTCGGCTTCGATGATAGTTACATTGCCAACTCTGCGACTCATGCCTGTGCCTCCACGCCAGTACGCCCCATCATTTCGTCAAGACCTTCCTCCCACCCTGGAACTCCCGCCATCACTTGACTATACCGGCGGAGGCAATTCGCGATGAACTCCCGGTGGCGGGCGGAGGATTCCACCTTGTGCATCCTGGTCATGATGAGATTGATAATCCTAACCGCCTCGCCCTGTTCGTTACTCCGCACGTAAATCTCCACTAGGCGGTCAAGATCGCGGAAGGCTTTCTCCATTCGCATTCGGAATTCCGCATCCCTGTGGACTTCCAATATGGCGTCAAGTTCAGGAATCATCTGCGGCGCCACGGTGGTACGAATCCCCGACAGCCACCGGAGATGCCGTAACCCGGCATGGCGTAATAGGTCCTCACGGTTGGCGTAGGGGAAGCGTTTGGAGTGGATCATTACATCCAAGCACCGGGCGAAAAATGGCGGGACGTGGAGAGTAATCGGCTGGGAGGCGCCTTTGTCATCGCGTCCAGGTACGAAAAAGTTGTCAATCTGCACCAAGGGGACTTCGCCGGAGTCGTGATCGGCGTCACGGTAGTTTACAGTAGAAAGTGCGGTGATGTCTTCAGGAGAGGATGAGGAATCGGCATCGGCGGAATCGCTGCGGCCAGTGGTGCGTGCGGCGTGGCGGGCGCGGGAGTAACGGGCCATTTAGCGTTTACTCCTCATCGTCGCTAGACCGACTTGTATGGCCACAATTGTCGTTTGAGCGGTCATGCGTTCCAGCTTTCTCACACGCGTGGACAGGTTTGTTATGTGAGAGTTTTCATTCAGCAGTACTTCCCGCGCTGCCCAGTACACACGCTGGCAAGAACGGAGGTACGCCAGTTCCCGTTTGGAAATCGTGGTGGTGCCGTCCACTGAGGTGGGGGGTTTCGTGTGGGATTTGGAGTGGAATGCGGGCATGGGCTTACTTCTTTCCTTTGAGGAGGTCATCCGTCACTGCCGCACACGAGATTGCAAGTGCACCGGAAAGCATTCCAATCGCAGTTAAAAGCACCAGTACATGGGCATTACCCCCACGGTCCTCCGTAGACGGTAAAATCCACCCGGCATTGGTAAACGCTACGCCAGAGATGAATCCTATGAAAGCTGCAACTTTCGCCATACCATTCACCCTTGCCCCGGCACATGCACCATCCGTTTGGCGTCCGCAATCGACTTCTCCAACACCTGTTTCCGCTGTTCCATCCCGGAATTCGTCATCTCCAGTTGCCTTACCTGCGTCATCAATAACCCATGCATCGCCGCCGACACCGCCGCGACCGCCGCGACAAGGTTAGTGGTCCCGATGCCAGCGTGTAATAGTTTGGCCAACGCGTCCGCCGGAGGTTGGATAAAGCTCAAGGATGCAGAGTTTACCTCCAACTGCCGGTCGATCCCGGCGATTTCATTGGTGAACATCTCTATCGCTTGATCTCGGGTGACACCGACACTGTGGCTGGACATTGAAATGGCCCTTTTCTTTCAGGATTGGACGGCTTGATTACTGTATCACTAGGCGTGCCTGAGAGTCAACGGTTACGACACATAATTCTAGGTCCTACAGGGTATAGTACCGGCGGCCCATCCACCGGCTACCCGTAGTCTTCCCTGTTGACGCGCCCTCACGTTTACGATTATAGTTTTAGGTGTGAGTTCCACTCTCGCCGCAAAGATCGAATCGGCCAACCGTAGTCATCTGGCACGGGAGATGGGCGTAGATCGCAGCTACATTTCCAGGGTGCTTACCGGCCATCGCGGGATGAGTTTGGACCTAGCACTTAAACTGGGACGGAAATTCCGGGTCAGTGTCGAGGATTTAGCGGAATACCTGAACTCCCGGCGGGATGCGGAATTTGCAGTGGACGTGGAAGAGGATGAAGTGGCGGTTAATTAATAACTTACCGCCACCATCCACCCGGCGATTCCCATCGCCCACCCCACAATCACGTCCCCCAAGTAGTGTGCTCCCACCAGGACCCGGCTAAACCCTATCGCAATGGCGATTAGAAGCGCTAGGACGAGCCAGGGCGTTCCTCGTCCTGTACCTACGGCAAGGGCGGCGGCAAGAGCACAGGCGGCATGCTGGGAGGGAAAGGAACGGGCGTACAGTCTACGGGCACGGGAGCCGACGATACGGATGGTGGAGCGGGAATAGGCTAGGTCCACCGCTGTGGTAGGCCGGGGACGGCGAATGAGGGATTTGAGAATGGCGGTAGCGGTCCAGGTTACAGCGATGGATTCGGCTAGGCGATGGGCAAGGATGGAGTGGCCGCCGAATCGCAGGGAGAGGTAGATGGCGGCGTACAGTAAACCGTCTCCAAGATGGGAGAGGAAACGGTAGAAATGGCGAAGGGGATTGGATGGTGGTGCGATGGCGTAATGGTGGATTGCAGCGGTGGCGCGGCGGTCAAGGTCGATGAGGAGCATGGAGCGATCTATCAGTGGGATGGATCTTAGTCATCACGAAATAGTTGAGTAGGTTTGCCAAAGTGGCTCGAAATTTATACATCCGGGACAGCGTAATCCAATGATCTCGCGGCACGGCGTCGAAACAACGCGTGCGGCAGAAATTGCACGATTGCATGTAATCTGGGTCGGGTGCTCGGAAGTCAGCTTTACGTCGGCATCCACTACAGTCTTGGCAGTAGCAGTTAGGCCGATGAGATCGAATATGAGCCAGAATCGTCATTTACTCACCGCATACTTCTCATCTCCAGCCCCGCCGCCAGTTGGATCTTTTGCGAGCAGTTCCTGAAACACTCGTATCTTTCTGCGCTCCCGCCGGTACTTTAGGTAGGCGTCCAGTTTTTCCCGCTCTGCACGGCATAACATTTGTTCGACTTGGTCGCGGGTTAACATGCCACCGCGTACACCCGTGTGTTCTCTGTCAACACCACCGGCTTATCCAAATCCTCCGCCAGCAGCATCGCCCACACGCGATCACCGACTTTAAACCCCTCCTCGAATCCCCGTGGCGTGCCCTTCACCCCTGCCTTCCGTGGCGTCATCGCCAGCACCGTCCCCCAGTATGCCACATCCCGGTACACGGAATTAAACTGTAGGTCCCTGGACCGGTCGCACAGGACAATGGATGGGTGAGATGGATCGCACTCCGGTTTCCGTTCCAATTCCACGATGCATTTCCCCGGCATACACTTGAACGCCGGGTAGACGGTGAGGATGTGTTTTAGGTCAAGCATCGTATTTATGCTCTCGGTTCATTCGTTCCAGTGTCTCCCTTTTCAGCTCCTCCAACTCCTGTTTTTCCTGTTTACGCCGTAAATCGCTGTAGTGATGCCAACCGCAATGGCAAGTAGCGCCATCGTACGCTACTTTTTCAGTCTGGTCGGTGTGGTTGATGAAGTGGACGGAGTCGGCCCATACGCTGACCCGCCAGAGCCAACAAGATAACCATCCGGCGGAGTAGGCGAGAAAATACCGCCAGCCGAAGACACTGAAGATGCATGCGCTGGTGAGAGAGCAGAGGAAGATGACGAGAGTGCGGTAGGAGATTTTCATACGATGATTCCCTCCGGCGATTGTGGAATTAGACTGCCGCCTACACGATCAATCCGGTGGGCTTCCTCGACGCATAGGTCGCACATTACCACCCATTCGAACGCTCCGGCCTTATCCTTGCGGTGGTTGGTCCGTTTGCAATGCACAATGCCCATTCGAGTATTGGATGCGCGGTCCACAAACGCGACAGGCTCAAAGGATTTGGCTACACAGATGCAGACTGTGTAGCACCGGGGGCGGGGACCATGTTTGTCGCAGGTGACCGGGTATTTAGGTTTGGAGAAAGTAAGTAGATCGGCGAGTGTACGTGGCATTGGATGGATGGTTCCTTTGATGATTGGACGTTACGTTAGATTGGGAATGACTGTCCGTCCGGCGTGACGACGGAGAATTCCACCATGCTGCGTTGGTAGGCGGAAAATGTAAGGTCGAACTTCTTGCGCTCACGGCCAGTTTCGTCGGCCAGGGCGTAATTTGAAAAATGCGCTACGGCGCCGGAATGGCGGGCGACGACACGGTAAGGGTGGAGGGCCAGAGGGAGGCATTGGTCGGAGTGGAAGGATGGGAGGAGTTTGACGGCGGCGGATGACATGGGGATAGTATATTACACCGGGAGTTTGCGCATGGCGTCCTGGTAGTCGCCACTCACATCACTCAACGCTAAGTGCGTGTAGACTTCCAGGGAATCCCTGGTGGCATGGCCGCTGACCAGTTGGATTTGGGCGTCTTCGAGTTTGTTGCGCTTGAGCCACGTAAGGAGCTGGTGGCGGAACATGTGAGGATGGACACGTTGGGTCAACTGCGCCATTGCGCCATACTCCGCTACGATCTGTTCAATCCGCCGGGTGGAGTAGGGGCGGCGCTGGGCGGATTCGAATAGATATACATTGTCCGGGTGGGCGCGGATGTAGGATTCCAGGGCCAATCGGAATTCATCCTTGAACAATACCTTGCGATCCTTATCCCCCTTGCCTTTTTCGATAAAGATGGTTTTAGCGCGGAGGTCCACGTCGGACATGCGGATGGAACAGAGTTCGCTAACCCGCCCACCGGTGTAGAGCAATAGTTTGAGCATCAATTCGTGCTGGAGGTTGCCACCGGAGGCCACGGCGTCGAAGTAGGCTTTAAGGGCGTCGTCGGTGAGGATTTTAGGGAGGCGGCGACCGGTGGAGGGTGGAGTGAGGCCGGATGCGATGCGAGCGGCACGGACGGCTTTGTGGAAGGAGGGGTAGGTGAGACGGTGGCGACGGATTACCGTGGCGATTTCGCGGGCGGCGGTGGAGAGACGGGGCATGGTTAATTGTCCCCCAGTGCATCTGCCACCCAGTTTATGTACGCCCCGTGCTGCTCGGTCATCCCAGCGGTGGACATGGGGCCGCATTCTGGGCAGCGGTGGTTCCCATCCTCCACTGTCCACCCATAAGATTGAGCGATGGCATCCGCCTCCTGTTTGCTGTCGAAGGATGCGATTTTGCCCCTGGTATCATTATGCTTCCACTTTTCGATCAAATCGAGAAGGTTTACTGCGCCGTGGAGGATGTCGCCTAGTGGGCGCCCATCCGGGTCCATGAGGCGGAAACAGCCGCAACAGAGGATCGACCAAGGTTTAAGCATTTCGCATTCCTATTGCTGTACCCGCAATCTATCACGTTCCCTCCCTCGTGTCCACCCCCAAACTGTACTAATCCTGCCGGGGGATTTCGCATAAGGGGGAAAAAGCGAAATTGAAAATGCCACATTCAATGGTACCGATGGGGGATTTATCGGCGGGAGGGAGTGGGGGTAGGCTGGAAGGCATGCACACACCGAGACCTTGGCATTGGGATGAGTATAGAAACCTGTGTGGCCCAGAGCCCAAGAACCGGGTGATTGCTCAACTGATTTTTAGCGAGTCCGACAATGTAGAGGATGGCAGTGACGATGCAAACGCTAGTTTGATCGAGTCGGCACCAGACCTACTGCAAGCGCTGAAGCGTCTTGGCGATTCAACCGGCTGGGAGTGTTATTGCACCAGTGGCGACCTACCTTGTGCCATATGCAACGCAGTGACCATCATCAAAAAGGTGGAACCGTAAACCATGCGAAAACTGTCTAGAGTCGTGTTGTCGGTCATCCGAGAGTTTAGAGATGAGGTGGCACCGTTAACACTCTCGGAGCATTCCGAGCTGTGGGGTGTCAGCCTTGGGGGCCTTGTATCTCGCGTTGGATGAGTTGGAAGCGGAAGGCTACATCGTTAGCCGGATTGTGCCAAGTGGGCCAGAGAGAGGAAACCGGGCAAGGCGGATGGTGACGGCTACGGGGAAGGTGGAGTAGGCCCGATGATATTCCATTACAAAATTTCTCTGCCCCACGGCATCTACACTTTCGCCAATTCGGTGTGGGACCTAGACGGGTACGTCCGGGAAGCATTATATTCTGGAGTCGCTGCCACCGACATCCGAATCGAAGTCATCGCTGGTGAGCGGAAGACTTAAACCGGATTCCACCCGACAGGTACAACACGGCATCGTGTAGGATTGCGGCGGCCTGCATCCGGGATTCGCAATTCACATCCCAATTACACGTGGCCTCCACGGCGGCACGATGGAGAATCTGGACGGCGTCTACAGTAGTTTGGTTCATGGTTAGATTGTGCCGCCGGTACCCGTACCCGCCAATAGACCAAAAGTCCCAATCTCACCTTAGTGCCAGACCCTACCACCAACCCCATTCACCCTACGCCTATGGTATGCTCCCAGTCATGGCTAACAACCCAACACCAACTCCTCCCAACACCCCGCCGTTTACGTATCCCGACGGGGCGAAATTGATGAACAACCCTCTACCCCCAGCAGACACCGATCTACTGTGTGAGCAGTCCGACGCCCAAACTCTCATCCCGGCGTATCAAGCTGCAATGGCACGACAGGGCCTGTCCATTGCCGCGGTGGCCAACGCCGCGTTGAACGTCGTGGATGGCAGCGCCGAGAATTTCATTACCGGCCCGCCGAACGATCCGAATTGCAAAGTGTGGTTGATTCAAGGCGTACTGACCGACGGCAAGGCGAATTACGCGTTGAACGATTACGCCGGGCAGATTTTCTACCGGCTGTTCCGTCCGAACCTCGCGGCGGGCGACAGGGTAAGCAATCCCCCTGGGACGCTGGCGATTGGCCTGCTGGCCCTGCCACCGATGCCGGATGGAAGTCAAGGGAATTGGTTGGCCCAGGGCGTGTACACTCAATAACCGCAAACACCCACACCTTTTCAGGGAGCAACCACAACAACCCTCAGGCCCAGCAATGGTCCTGGGGGTTTTTTCACTTTTGAATCTCCAGTACTATTCTCAGTTCAGCTTCCTGTGTGATACCCTCTCCTCATGCCAAAATCTACATCCAAACCATCTACATCAGTTCGACCGTTCGAAGTTGGACAGTCCTACTTCATCCGCACAGTCACCTACCACTTAACCGGCCGCGTCACGGTCATTGTTGACGGATTCCTCATGCTAGAGGACGCCGCATGGATAGCCGACAGTGGCAGATTCATGCAAGCCATTGTCAATGGGACGCTGAACGAGGTGGAGCCGGTCGGGAAGGCCATCGTAAACATCGCTTCAATCACCGACGCGTTCCCATGGAAGCACGAACTACCAAAAACACAGAAGTAAAGGGGGTCAATATGAAACTCCCAGGTTGGCTCACGTCGAGGTCGAGGTCGGGGTCGAGGTCGTGGTCGTGGTCGAGGTCGTGGTCGTGGTCGAGGTCGAGGTCGAGGTCGAGGTCGAGGTCGTGGTCGTGGTCGAGGTCGTGGTCGTGGTCGAGGTCGAGGTCGAGGTCGAGGTCGGGGTCGGAGTCGGAGTCGGAGTCGGAGTCGGAGTCGAGGTCGAGGTCGAGGTCGGGGTCGAGGTCGAGGTCGGGGTCGAGGTCGAGGTCGGGGTCGTGGTGATTTTTATTGATCTGGAGTGGACGACGTAGCCTGTGCCGCCTGTGCCAGCGACGTTAACACCGCTTGCATCATCACCGGCAAGTGGGATTCGAACGCCGCTTGATACACGGGTTTATTCACGTACCAGCACACGTTAATGTTCTCATCGTTACCTCCCCACAGGTGCCACATGGCTTCAGCGTTCGTGTCGGGGTCTAGTAGCAACTCCGGGTGACCGTCGAGCTGTGGCATGTGAGGCAACAGAGTCGTGCGCACCGCCGCCACGGCCCAATTTATCTGACCTATGCCGTAGCTGTCGTCGCCGGTGTCCGGGTCCACATTGTGCGCTGTAGGATCTGCCGTCGTCGCCCCTGGACCACCAGACTCCCGCAATGCAATCGCCCCCATCGCTACGGCCTGCCACAGCGGGAATCGCTTACGGAACAACGCCAGTAGATCCGCTGGTGTGAGTTTGCCGGTCGTCATCGCGCCGTAGTCGCGGTCACACTTTCAGTGGCGGTCTCGTTCACCGTAGTGGTCCCTGGTGGAACCGGCGTCGATGGTGCCGTGGGATTCGGCGCCGGTACTGGTATCGCCCCTCCCAACGCCGCCGCCAGTGTCGCGGCGGATATCACCCCACTGTTCTTAATCGCCGTCACCGCTGTAACCGCCGTTACAATGTCCTGCAAATGCTGTGCGCTCAACGCTCCCGTCGTCGGCTGTGGGAGCAGTCCCAACACATCCTCCAGCGCTTGAATCAACGGGACTAAGGATGGATCGATAGCGCCGATGATCGGCTCGGCAATCTTCAACCCATCCTCGATCCACGATCCCAAGTGGGAGAGGTCCTTACCCACGGTTTTCAGTATGCCGATGAGTGACATGGGACGATTGAATCCTCTCCTGGAATGAGTTTACGCCGTATTCCCTTTACGCCGCCGCCGGTGCCGCCGCTTTCTTGAAGTATGCCTGCAATGCGTCCGCCACGGCGTTACTCAAGTCTGTCACCAATGCCGGTGGGATGTTAATTTTCCCCGGAAACGCCGAAGTCAACGCCGATACCGCAGGACTAGCCAATGCACTAATCTGCGCTCCCGTCCACTGCGATGCCGGTTCGGTTTTGGCCAAAGTGACAAACCCTTCCACGACCGACCCAATTTCAAGCGCGAGTCCCAGGTAAACAAAAATCGATCCCATGGTGTATTCCCTCCCTAAAATGTTGAATCTGACTGCGAACGGTCAAAGCATACCACAATTACCCTAGGCGATATCAGCGCCCACAGTCAGCGCCCACGGTAAGGTTCTCCATCAGTTGTTTTTGCGCCGACTCCACCGATGTTCATGTGGTTGGTTCGCTGGAAGTAGCTCCCTACCACCATCCCACATAGAGTCGCGAGCACTGTTGGAACCTCTTGTCCGGCGTGCTCCACGAAAACGATTCGAACTTCAATCGAGATGAACGCCCCCACCAGCATGATCGCGATGAAGGCTTGAGTGTATTCCCAGATGACACTGATGTGCCGTTGCGCGGCTACTACAAGATCCTGTTGAACCGTAGTGGTAGGCGGTAAGCTCGTGGGCGGTAAGCTCGTGGGCGGTAAGCTCTTCTCTTCCATGTGATCCTCACAGTTCGTAGTTCACCGCTTAATCAGCATCCTGGTTATGTCGTCCAGCCGCTCAATCTGGTACTTTTGGTTATTTTCCATCGCGGAGATGCGTGCAATGTTCTGGTCGTGCCGATCCTCTGTGTTCTCCTCGATCTGCGCGAATCGCTTTTCATCGGACTGCTCATGCGCTTGCATCCGTTCCTGTATCGGCTTCAACTGTTCCTGCATCGCATACACCACCGCGCCTACCACTACCTGCTTCCCCCACCGGTAGATTGCAAACACGATCCCGCCGATGGTGGCACAACTGTTGGCGATGCGTTCGGCTGTATCCCAGGTTACCTGTATCATTTAGTCGAGAGTTCCTTTTTACGCTGCCACCGCCGCAATCCCCACGGCGCCCGCGACCAGCGCCACCACGGTCCAGTCCACTACGTCGGTTCCCGGTGGATCGCCGAGCATCCACGATAGATCCAATCCACTCACAGTAGAAACATCGGGCGCACCTCCACTTACATCCCCATTAACATTCCCACCTGCATTTACCGTGCCATTCCCCCCGGATTGGGCGGCTGCTACGTTCACCGTCCCCGCCGCGCTGGGGTAGGAGTTCACATACCCAATCAGCCCAATGGTCTGGGCACTGGGTGCCAGCCCCGCCTGCACCGTCCCAGGGCCATCCGAGAATGCCTGTAGCGCTTGATTCCAGTTCCCATACTGCTGGTAATACTGTGCCAGCAGTCCCACTCCGGCCTGCACGTTCTGTTGGGCGTCGTAGGGGTTGGTCACCCCCATAGTTTGTTGTGTGGCGGAGATTAACTGGAACACTCCGGCGGCACTGGACCCAGGATTCTGCGCTCCCGGTTGGAATTGCGATTCATGGGAGGCCACGGCGGTTGCAACTTGCGCCAACCCAGGTATGTTGTACCCAGCGGCGGTGGATTGAATCATGGATTGGACTGCGCTTGCAGACTGTCCCAGCCCACGGAGGTACCCGAGACTGCTGTACGATTTATTCAGTCTCAGCACCATAAAAAGGGTTAGAACAATGTGGACGCCACAGTCTCCCAGTCGAACAAGTGCATCATCGGCCCTTCGTTCGACGCCAGAGAATTCACAAAATACCCGATCTCAGTGGGCGTGATGAAATCGGTGTCGCCTATCGATTGCACCACGGTCCAATCCTGCCGGTTGAACGAGTACGCTGTTTTCCGCGTTGTTCCATCATCCTGAATGGCGAAGCACACAGGAGTATTTAGCCCCGGGATGCTAGGAGAGATCGTGTAACTTGATCCGGCTCCGGTAACTCCAGTGCGTTTTTGAATGGCCATACCGAACGGAGAGGTGGCGGCCTGAAGGACATACTGGACTTCGATGATTCCCGACGTGGATGTATTTGTTCCATTGGTTAGAACCAGCCCTACCTCTCCAAACGCTACATGGGAATCGATAAGACCTTCAAAGCACCCGATCTGTGTGTAGGGCGTCGAGGGCACCGCTTTGATTCGAGCTTGTGTATTCGATGCATTGTTGCCCGTTCCGGTGAGCACCACTCCCGCCGCTGCGGTGTCGGTGGTCAATGTAGCAGAAGATTGATTGAACCACGATGTATCGGCTGTTCCAAACGGCACGACTAGGAATGAGCCGTAGTGGTATTGTACATCCGACGACCCATCGCAGTACTCAACAATCGGGGAGTTGTTAGACCCATAGATAAACGGGGAACTGGAGCAGGCTGGCCGGGAAGCGAATGCACCAAAGGAAACCGTAGCTCCCCCGGCGGCGGAAACCACGGGAGGCCCAATTTGCCGCGATCCCACGCCGGAGATAATCATCGTTCCAAACACCTGGGCGAGAGCAAAGGAAGCCGTCATCACCACCATACCAGTGATGATAATTCCAATCAGTTTTACGTGTTTCATTTTGCCTCCGGCGGAGTTGGGTTAGCCGTGCCCGCGCCATTGGCGGGAGTCGGTTTAGCTTTACATTTCGGTTCAGGGCCGCTTAAATCCAGATCGAACCCAACACACATTGTATTTTCTACCGCCTTCTTAACCGCTGCGGCGCGTTCCATTTCCCGCTGGGATTGCTGCACATCCACCTGGGCCTTTTGAACTTCAGCTTGAGCGTTATTGAAGTTCGCCGCCGCCCCGGCTAGATTGGCCGCCGCTTTCCAGTACTCCGCCCGTTGGGCATCGGTGAGCGCCGGTGGATCGTCTTTGGGACCTTCCGCAAACGCGGCGATACCAACTAAAAAACAGATCGTTAGATGTTTCATGGTGTGTGTGTTATTCCTACCGCCACAGTCGAATTAATAGTCGCATTCGCCGTTACAATCGCAGCTTGCTGCGCCGCCACCAATGGACCGGGCTTGTTGACCATGGTGTTCTGAATCATCTGCTGAAGCAGCCCCACCAGCATGCACGTGCCATTCCCCGTTGCTGTAAAACTCACTGTCGCATCATTCGCATATGTTGACTTGGTCGTGCCCACCGTGCCGCGCACCACGGTTAACGTGAATGGTGCGCTTGACCCGCTTATTGCAGTAATCAGCGACAATTCCCCACCGGGAAACTCCAACCCCATACACGTGGTAACGCCCAGGATGCTCTGAACCTGTATCGAAGTCTGAGCTGTAGTGGTGACCGCGGCGGCGAGCGTAGTGGGAGATGTTCCCGGCCCGACCGTGCTCGTAATGTTCGAAATCATGCTCGATACCGCTTCAGCCGACATGGTCACAGAAATGCTTGGGTCCGTGGCGACCGCCATCGTGAAGGTCACTTGACCAGATACTGCCCGCAGGCAGAACGAGGAAAGCAGCAAAAGGAAGATTTTCATTGATAGCCCCTAATACCCAATACAGCTAAAATCGATCACGTCGAACGTTCCCGCTGTCGCCGGAACCGTTAATGTTGCCGTGGTGGTTGAATAGGCCGAAAAGTACAGACCCGTGTTTCCGGCGGCTGTTGTTTCATCGTTGGCCTTACATCCCCAACCGTTCGGTGCGGTGATCCCCGTAGCTCCGTTCAGTGTGATGACCACATTGCAGGCATTCGCCCCAAGTGTGAAATTACCCGCTGTCGCGCCGCCTACCGTAGTTCCTGCCGAGCAGCCCGAGATAGTGAATTTGGTAGTTCCTCCGCAGGGATTGCCAAGCGCCACTCTAGTCAGTTGCCAATTAGTGGCGTTGTAACAAGCGGTTCCGTCGCCTGCGCCTGTGGCTGCGACACCTGGGCCGGAAGAGGACCCATTCGCAATCTGAAACTGCGAACCGCCTGGAGCTGATAATATCCAGCCACTCGTTATTCTAAACAATCCGTTGGAGGGCGCATTGAATCCGGCGAGAGTGCCACTGGTATTCGCACCCCCAATACCGAGAGCGCCATAACTTGACAACGTCATAGCGTCTGAAAACGCTTCCGTTCCAAGCGGGCCAATCGCAAACTGTAAGTGCATTACCGCTGTGGGAGATGAGCTAGATGTAGGAATGCAGTACTGGCGGAAGCGAACGTAGTTGTCAGCGGGAGTTCCGCTCGTGTTCCATGCGTGGCCGTCTTGCTCCCAAGCAGGGCAATACTGCGCTGTTGCGCCACTAGTCGAGGGCGTTGTGTTATTCGCAAGCACTCTGGTGCTCGGCGTGGTTCCCAATCCCGTCGTAGAAACGGTAACCACTCCCCCGCTCCCCGCATACGTAAACCCCGAATCACACGTCAGCTGCCCCGCCGTCCCGCTGGCATACGCGACTTGCCCCGATGTGCCGCCGCAACTTGTTACTGGCGCGATGGCCGCGACCAGAGTGCCGTTGCTATTCGTCGCAACATACGGCGTAGCAGTTAACCCCGACAGCGTTAATCCTCCAGCCCCTGGGTCGGCTTCGCCACCAGTCCCTAGACCCAATCCACCGCCTGCAAACAATCGTAAGCGTTCGGCATTCACAGTTGCTCCGGAGGCCGTTACGCCAACCGTCACATACGTTGAATGGTCGGATGTTGTCCAATTGTTCAACGCATAGATATTAAACACGCCATTGGCATTAGAAACAGCCGTTCCATCGTATCCACCCGCCTGCTCCGCCAGTATTTGCTCTCCTGCCTGTACCGCTGTGGGAGACGCCGAAGTACCATCGTAGCGGTGGTAGTTGATGACGGGGAGGGTGCCATACGCATCAAATGAAATCCTAGGTGGTGATGCGTTAGCGCCAACTAAATGCAGCAAGGTTCCAGCGGGAGGAGTTGGTAGAGTGCCGGAGTTTGTACTCAAGGTCAACATGTCACTGGTGAGGAATGCTCCAGCGTCACAGGTTAACTGCCCCGTGGTGCCATTCTGGTAGTAAATCCCACCGGTTACCGCACAATTCACTGGACTGCCATTGATCCCGGTGACTTTCCCGGTTACCGGGTTTGCGTCCCCACCGGATAGGAACATCTTGAACACCGACCCAGCGGAATTCTTAATCTCAGCGTCTAAATCCGTGCTGTCGATCCACGAATAGATGAATCCTGATGCCGGGTTTCCACTAGGCGCGGCCTGCGTTGGTACATACCCCGGCCCCGCGTCCACTGTTGCGGAACTTGTTGGCTGGGCGTTACTCCCATCCCAAAAGAATTGCTGCCGGGTGCACGCCGATGCAGTCGGTGATATTGTCACAGCCAAACTAAACCCAGTGGGCCATGTAAAGGTCCTTCCACCCGTCCCATCTTGACACAGCTTGAAAGTGAGCAGTTCCCCGGTCGATGGAGTGGCGAGAGTCGAAGATGAGACATTCCCCGTCAACGTAATCGTCCACTCATCCGCTGTATTCGATGTTGCCGTGAACGTAGGAGTAGACGAGAACGAAACACTATGGAACGCCGCCGCTCCGCCGCCTGAACCAGACGCGGTCATGGTCACAGTCCCACCCGATGCCGAACAAGTCAACCCCGTGGAGCAATTAACAATAATCCCTGCGCCAATCGGCGAGCTGGCTTGCTGAAATTGCGTCGGAGGGTTTGACACTTGCGCTACAACCGGCAGCGCCAGCGCCATCCCCACTACAATCGACAGGATTAATCTCAATCTCAATCTCAGTCTGTAGCTGACCATTCTATCTTTGCTCCCACAGTCCCGACCACGTTAACCAGATTTACATTAGCAAGCTGAAAGCACGTGCTCTGCCCTGCCACCAGAGGCAATCCGGTGGAACTCGTCACACCAGAAGGGCCGACGTACAATGTCGTGGTATTCCCAATGTCCGCCACCACACACACTTGCCGTGATGCCTGCGTACTCAACGCCGCTGCCGATCCCGTTACATTCTGCTGCCCCGTAACCAGTGTCGATAGCCCATACAGCGCCTCTTGCCACGGCACAGTGGATTGTGGAACCGGACATGGGTTAGGGCACCCCGACCCACTCCCTCCTCCCCCTCCCCCCGTCCCCCCCGTCTGCCCAGTCTTATACCCATACAACACCCCTTTGGTCTGCCCGCTACTCCCCATCACAACATTCACTCTCACCCACGGCGTATCCACCACTGTACCGGTCTGCAAATTACTAAACGTGGCAATCCCCGTGCCACTGAATACCGTGGTTCCGGTGTAGGTTCCATATGATGTGGGAGTGGCAACACCAACACTGCTCTGAAACGTCACTGTAGGACTTAAACTCGACTGCCATTCCAGCGTCCACGTCACACACCCAGCGGTGCGGTTATCGAACCCATTCCCCACTGGAAAATTGTATGTCGCCGCCGCCGCTCCCGCTCCGGTATCAAAAGGGATTAGGCAATCCGGTTGCGGTGGTTGTCCATTGACGTTTACGGCGTAAACTACGGCCACGGTGAGAATCAGGATGTAACGGAAATGTTTTATTGACGTTAACATGGGATGCGGGCTACTCCTTTAAAAGTGAGCGTTACCGTGGGGCCGGTGCCGCTGAGAGGGGAACCTACAAAGTTAATAAAAGACTGCCCCGCTCCGGGGGAGATGAGGACGGCGCCGGGATCGTCGGTGAGTTGGTTGTAAACCTGCACCTTGGGCGTCCAGGAGCCGAAGGATGGACTGGTGGCGAGGTAGAGGATGGAGGAATCGCCTACGGTGGTGTCACCGGGTTGAGCGGCAAACCAGAGCATGGAGACGATACCACTGGAGACGGAGATGGCACCGGCGATGATGTTGGCGTTGGCGGCGATGGCGCCGGGGTCTACGGCAGTGTCGATGGTCCAGACAGGGGCGGAGGAGGGGGAACCGTAGAGGACGATAGGGATGGGGAAAGTGCCGGTGGGATCGTAACCGGCGGCGGAGACGATGAGTTTACCGCCGGAGACGACGCCTTGGCCAATCCAGATTTCGTTTCCGCCGTAGGTGGGGAAGGTATGAGGCGAACCCAATACGTTGGCGGAGGAGAAGGATAGGTAGTAAGTGTTGGGGGTGTTATCGGATAGGAAAATGTGGCAGGTTTGCAAGATTGGATCGAAAACCAATTCCATCCAACTGTTACCCGCGTATACTCCCCCGGCGTTTTGACGTTGGAGGGTGTGGCCGCCAGTGAAGAATGAGGATACAGTCTGTGGTGCCCCCCAGACACCGGAAGCGTAAACCGCTACGTTGAGGACTGTATTGCTGCTGGTGGTGTAGAACGCCACTAGGGACCCATCGGCCCGTTTGACCAGAGCGGAGCATCCGGTGGTGGATGGGCCACCGGTGCCGTAGGCGGCCCCGAATGTGCCGGTTGAGAAATTGAAATCGACAAATTGAAGTGGAGAGAGGGCCAATTGGCTGGCGGGAGGATAGCAGACTGTGGCCGCCGGGGAAGCGCCGTCCCAGTACACACCGTAAAACCCGCCGCCGTTTAGGGCGAGAGTGCCGGTGATGGTGATGTGATCGGAGAGGGTCCAGGTGGAGCCGCCGTTGGAGGAGACGTAGACCTTAATAGCACTGGAACCGACTGCGATAGTTTGAAGAAATAGGAACAGCTTGCCGCCTACGGAGAATAGATGGATGTTGGCGTTGGCCGATTGGGAAGCGGACGTAGACGCGGATTTATCGATGAGGACGGGAGTGTAGGGTGGAGAACCACCAGTGGCCTTCATCCAAATGGTGGAGAATTGATAGCCAAACGGTTCTGATGTTGCTACACCGTCGAACACCAGATTAAACGGGATGCGGGAAGAGGATGGCATGCGTTCCAGTCTACCGCGAGTAAAACCAGCCGCTTAATGATGCCACTACAGAGGCATCGGGGGCCAACACACCACGACCGGAGGCGAAGAAATCGGCGTAGACTGTGACGAGGTCGCCAGAGTACACACGGAGACTGGAATTGGGAGTGGGCACGGGGATGGTAAGTGACCCGATAGAGAATTGCACGTTGCCTAAGTCGCGGAGGAAACGTGGAGTGGCGATGGCGTCTGCCGCCACACGCCATGCTAAGGTACCGGAGCCTTCAATGAATCCAGTTGATCCACTGGTGCCGGGGGTGGTGCCTAGGACGACTGTATCGATTACACCGTCGTAGCCGATGGGGACGGTGAATGATAATACCGCTACGAGTGTATCCCCTGCCACTGGCGGATTGGTGCCGACCAGGATGGAGTTAATCTCCCGGAATCGCCTGCCTGAATCCGGCATGGCGATGTAGGGTTTAAGGATGTACGGTTCTCTCCCACGGGGGCAGCAGATTTGATTGAGGCCGCCAGCCACAACCTCATCCCATAGGCATTTTTCCGCCTGTAGACACTGGTCGTACACATTACCAGGGGGACGATTGGAGATTCTTCCAATGTCCATGTAGGTGCGGACTTGCGGCGGGAGCACTGAAGTTCCGAATCCCGCGATGGTGTAAGGAAGTTGGGGCATGCGATTCCTTTAATAGTTGGGTCCACGCTTACCGTTGTGGTGGAAACCGGGGTTGCCATCGAATGCGTAAGGCTGTGGGCCGGGACGCGGCGCGGCGGTGAACAGGACCAATTGGACGGCTTGAGTGGAACTGGAATTGTTGTAAATCTCCACGTTGACTAGTCCGGGGTCGGAGATTAACCGTGGCTGAGAGAGTAGGAACGGCGCCCGTTGAATTCCAGTGGGGGAAGCGCTGAACAGTGACCCCAGGGCATAGTCGGAGAAGATGGGCGTTTCAGTGCACGCATCGGTGACTTGGATGTGGAAATTGGAGTTGGCGCCACCGGCTGTAATCACCGCGAGGAGCCAGCCGTACAAGTAGGAACCTGGGTCGATTGACAATTGCTGTTCCACTTGGGAGTACGCCGGGATGTCGCCGATGGGATTGTTGTTGGCCCCGCCGCCGGGGGAGGGGTTTTCAGGAGTGGGGACGACGTAAGCCTTGAACTGGTAGGAGCTGGCGAGACGCAGGGTCTCCATTTGAGCCAGCACGGACGCCCGATGAGAGATCGGGAGGAGCAGTTGGCTAAGGGAGTAAGTGAAACCGTCGATTGGGTCCATGGTGGATTGTGGTTTATGGTATCAGGCTTAAAACGTCGAAACGGATAACGCTGTTGACTTTGTACGTAATTCCCGGCGAGGGAAAGAAATTAAGCGGATTATTGGCCGCGTTGACGTAATGGCACAGACGATTGCAATTGACCGGGCCGTTCGACCGTGCCCGCCAATTGTTGTCGTAAAGTACCATTTGGAACTCCGGGTGGTTGGGGTCCTGTGAATTGGTCACTCCACCGGCATTGGTGAAAGTGTATTCAATACGGCGGAGTTCAAAATCATTGTCCTGAATCGGGATGGTGAATTGGACTGGGCTACCTGGGCCTGTGGCGGTGGCGTCGGTGTTGAGAGTGAATGTGATGGAATAGGAGAAGTCCTCTTCCTTATACGCGTAGTCGCTGGGGGCAGGGTCAGAGACGGCGCTCATTTCACGACGAACCCCGTAGAAGGCCAGTTGCGACACTGGGGTGACAGCGGTCAAGTCCAGTGCCAACTGCACATTGGATAAGTCGAAGCGGAGAGCGGAGTTAAGGGGGAATTCCTTCTCCGGCAGTACCGCAGTGTTGGTGTTGGAATTGGAAAACACACTCACCGGCACGTCGAAAAACAACCGTGTGGATGCGTCGTAGATTTGAATCTTTCCCCAGGTGGATACCGCCCCGGCGCCGGACAGTGTGGAACTTGCCCCGCCCCATGCGCGGAGTACAAACCCACCATCCTGAATCTCAATGGGGATGTAAGCGTAGGATTGACCGTTGATTAATCCCTTCTGTCCTGGGTTGTAAACGTAGACGTAGAAATAATCTCCATACCCTTCCGGCGTTTTGTAATCGTACATCCCCGCGCTCCTTTTCACCGTTGCGTCCGAGAATGCGCATGGAATCCTCCGCACCCCCTTGAATATCAATGTGGCTGTGGCGGCCATTTAGTATTTGTACCGGTTCGCTCCCAGGAATAGGATCTGCCCGCTGTTGGCGGCGCCACTTAGGTCTTGGATGTCGATGGTGATTCTCCCTCCGGCTGGGTACCACACTTCAGGGAAGTAGGGGTAGGGGTCGCCAGCGGAATTGGGCATGCACAGGGAGTTAATCAGCCCCGCGCTTAAAGCATATTGCTGACCATCGTAGAGACGGATTTGGAATCCCCCGGTGGAGGTGAACAATAAGCCACGGAACATAAAATCCGCGTCGGTCTGGATGCTCAATGTGTTGCCCAGGGATAGTTGATTGGATGTAAGTGAGAAAGAAAATGGGTAGCCGTAGGCCACGTCCAGATAGCCGGACGGAACGTTCGTGGGCATCGTGCCCTGGATGGCGGCGGGGGAAATCGGGTTGGTCATTGCGTCTCCTCTTGGATGATGGAATGTCGATGTTGAATATGCCGACCGGAGCGAGAGTTAGGCGGTGTGGCTACCCCTCGCCCCTGCCAGCGTTGCACGCATCACTGGATGCCCATCCAAAACACCCAGTGGAGTGCAGATTGAGTCCCATGCCAAGGGGGAATAATCCCGGCACGGGGCTCAAACACAGGGGGATGAGTATAGAGGCCGAAACCACCATGCCCATCCCCAATCGCGTGGTTTACTGGACGCCGCGAGCGTGCAGACCGTCGAGCAGCATGCGCAGAGTGGCGCCGGTGCCACCACTGCCAGAGGCCGCGAGTACCGCCGCCGACCCGACCAATTGACCGAAGAACGACGCTTGGTTGTCGATCACGATGTTAATGGCGAGTTCATGCCGGTGTCCCTTGGCCGGTAGGCCGTTGGAATAAGCCGAAGTGGCGGAGGCAGTGGAGAATCCTGCGATTCCGGTACCGGAATTGTAGAACGGCACGGGTCCACGGTTGTAATACTTCTGGCCGATCCACAGTTCCAGTTCGAACGAAGTGGAGATCAGGATCGCGTCGGCAAGCAGAATGTTCGGCCACCAGTCGAAATTGATGCCCATAACGGCGAACGCTTCCGGCGCGTCCAATCGCTTGGGTGACGTTACGTTGGTGTACGCCAGATTCTTCGCGGCGGCGCTGCCACCAATCGGCGTGAGGTTCGCCGTCGGGTTGGTGAAGAATTGCGTGTTGTTCGCAACGGTTCCAGCGGCGGCGGTCTGTACGGTGTCGTACAAAGGCTCGTGCTGAACGTCCATTGCGTTAGCTTGGAACGTTGTGCCATTGAATTGGCTGTAGATCCACGCTTGTTGTTCGGAACTGATTTGCCCACCCGCAGACATCATCTGGGGAGTGGCGGTTGCACCTGCGGACATATTATTCAAGTCTCCTTGTGGAATTTGGTTTCAACCTGCACAGGGAGGGATGGGGACGAATCCCCACCGCGACTCCCTGCATGGATTACTGAATGAATCGTGGACTGTGCGTCGTGTGTTACCGCCGCATCCCGAACGCGCCACGGAACGCTCCGACGCCGGACGGTGGGGTCTTGCTCACCGGAGCCAGCATCATCGGCATTCCCGCTTTAATGGGGTTCTGCGGGACAACAAAACTCCCCGCCATGATATCCCCCATACCGGACAATGCAAGCGCGTTGGTCAGCGATGGAGGAGCGATGATGGTCAGGATCTGACTGGCCGCCTGCGCCAGCCCGCCCAACATTACTGCATCCCCAAACGGTTCACCAACAAATTTGCGCCCTGCCCACCCGGCGGCAAACGCCCCGCCGACGGTGATGGCCACTCCCATCCACGGACTCCCCCCGCCGAGACTGGTGATACTCGCCGGAAGCAATGTGGGTAAGTACTTGGTCGCAGCCACGCCGATGAGAATCCCACCGGTCATGGTCAACAGGTCTTTGCCCGAGCTGCGCCCAAAAATCGACGGGTTGCGATGACGCATGGTGTAACGCCGGTGGGAATTATGCCGACGCCGACGATGCCTCACTACTCCCGTGTTGTGCCGACGATACCGGCGGCGGCGGTGAACCGGGGGGTTGTGCGCCACTCGGGTACGCCGACGATGCATTGTGTATCTCCGCCTGCGCCGGGGAACCGCAGCACGCGTGTTACGGCGGCGGCGGCGGATACTGGTCTTACGTTTACGTGCTGCCACTGACTTTGTTCTCCTTTTTCTTGGATTGATCGCGCCCAGTTCGATGAGGATCGGATTGGGCCGTACTGCGGCACGACGGCGGCGAGTGTATCGCTTACGTCGTGAATGCACAGGACGGGAGGTAGGGTTGGCCCGTACTCCCCGCTTGCGCAATTCCTTTTTCAATTGCTTGACCGAATACCGCTTGATGACGGCGCCTGTACGCCGACGGTGGGCGGTGCGCTTACCATGGGATGATGCGTTCCGCTTTAGGAATCTTCCCTTGGAGTTACGTTTTAACGAGAATCGTTTGCGACCGGCGCGGCGTGGATTCGAGATCCGGCGGACCAGTCTGACAGTTGCCATTTACATTACTCCTTCCTTCCTGTATGTCGTGTCGTGTCCTGGTCCCCTACTACGTCGTGATCGAATTGGGCCGCATGATCGCGATTTCACTGGTGAATCCAGACCCAGTGGCGGCGGTTTTACTCACCGTCACAGTGTTGGAATCCGTCAGTACGACGTTCGGCGGAGTGGTTACCGCTGTCGTCCCAGTCTGTGACGCCAAACGGAAATCGACAATCGGGAATCCAAATCCCAATCCGAATCCCGCGACCGCCATGTTGTGTACTACCGCTGCGGTAGTGTCTGCATCGCCCATAATCACCTGAGCGGTGACCGTGGAGATGTCCACTGCTTGTGCGGCGGTAGGAGGTACGGTCCCGGCGACAAAACCGTTGCCGGTTAACTGCCCCGCGTACCTGTAATTGATTGTTGCTGCCATTTACTGCCTCCTTTCTTCCTTTCGTTCTATACCGCCGCTGGACATGCAAACACAGGGACAATGTCCTCGTCCTTTGCGTCCATTCGTGGTAGCTTCGGAGCCTTGGATGGTGGAGCAGGGACAGTGGCAGTGTTAAACTTCACTCCCCCCGCAGGCAAAGTTAAAATGTCACGTAACTTTAAGTGTGGAACGGCCACACGGCGGTCCACGTAAATCTGGAATCCCTTGTCGATGGCACGGGAGCAGAAGGATACGTCTTCACCGCTGAAATCGAATCCCCCGCCGTCCACGCCGGTGTCGGTTCGAATTAACGGTGAGAACGCCAATGGGGTCATGGCTTCAAGTAAACTGCGGCGGAACAGTACAACCGGGAATCCCGTGTAATCCACCCGGTGGAAATCGGCACATTCCGGCCCCAGGAATTCTTCCTCTGGGATAGGGATGGTGGTATTGTCGTTGGCCAATGCCCCACACGATATCTTCCGCTCCGTATGGACGAACGGCGTGCCGATTAACGTCCACCCGGCGACCATCGCGGCGTGTGGAGCGTACTCCAGGTCGGTAATCAATTGCAGGACGTTGGCCAGTGTGACGAGGTTGTCATCGTCAATCGACAACATGTAGTCCACCGGGGGAGTAATCGCCAGCGCCTCCCGTGCCGCGACGATTCGCGTCTGATACACATTGGAGGAATTGAACTGGATGACGATGGCGTGATGATATTGGCCAATGGTGGAGATTAACGTGGTCCATGCGTTCACCCATGCGGCACTAAACGTCTCCCCGGAGACACACAGAGCGATCCTTCGCCGTGGGATAGGGGCAGTGGTGGCGATAGCGGTATGGGTGGCTATGTCCACTTCCTTAAACCCGTTTGCCCGCCGCGCCATGAACAACTGCTGCCCTAGATTGTACGCCGTCTGCCGATTCTGCGCCGCGTAGGCGCCATCCATCTGCACGGTGGAGTCGAAGTAGGGGTGACGATGGGGGAACAGGATGGAGCGATCCATCCGCACGATGACGCATTCCCCGTTCGATTCGTCCTGTATTGCGTGCTCACAGAGGTCGTTGTCGGAGTACATGGATTCGTACCCTGGATAGAGGAGGTATCCAAGGGAGTGGTAACGCTCACGAGAGACGATGGGCATAGGCATGATGCGGCGTTCCACTTCATGTGGAGTTCCTGTGTTGACCCAGACAACGAATCGGGACTCATCCCCGGCCTGTGAAGTAATCGCCTGCTCCATCAGCGTGTCCCAATGCAGGGCTGGGTACTGGTCGTCGGCGTTGACAATGAACACATCGCCAGTAGCGTACTTGGCGGCGAGGTTGACACCGTCCACGTAGCACTTGCGTTCTGTGTTCCAGACCAATTTATCCTTGTGTCCGCCAAATCTCTCCAGATCCATGAAACCGTTGGGCCATTCCTCTTCCTTTTCCGTAAACCCCCATCTCTTATCCGCGCACAACACGTACTCCACGTTAGATGGATTGTCCGCCGCCGCAATCCACGCGTTGTATACTTCCTTCCACTTCCCCGGTCGTGCACTGGTGTGTAAAATGCTAAACGTCATTGGATGGTCATTCCCCTCTTCAAATCGTTTTCACGATACGGCAGCCTGTGTCCTCTCAACCGCTCCAAGTACACTGTATCCATGCTCTCCATGGTCGGCACCCCTGGAATCAATTGAGCACGCATGCTCCCGATGTATTTGTCACAATCCTCTGTACACCCTGTCCCACTCGCACACCCAAGGCAGCAAAACTGACTACACCACTCCGCTGAAGCAGTGCAGGCGAAACGGTCACACTCCGATTTCTTACATGCGTAGAAGTGTACGATATAGCGTTTGCCCACCGGCTCCGGCCCAAACGCAAAAGCGGAATACACTTTCACGTTCACAGCCGAATTGTCAAACCCAGGTTTAAACTTGTTCTCCATGTTCAATCTTCAATCCCCGGACTCGTTTCCAACACCGGCAGGGAGATAAAATACACCCCCCCGTCCAAATACAATTGCTGATTCCTAATGTCGTACCGCAATTGCGGCATGGTCCCGCCGGAATCCTCACTGAAGGAGTGGATGTACTGTGTTGGTTGGAACTTGTCGAAGTCCTTTTCCGTCTCGTACGCGATGCACACCACATCACCGACGATGTACGATTCCTTATCCTTCTCCTCACCCGTCGCCTGAAACACACTCAGGTCTAATTCCTGATCCCCACCGTCGAGGAATAGTTGTTTCCCATTCTCCGTGGACGTGAGCATGCAATCTTCCGTGGACTGGTCGGCTTTGACGAATCCCCCGTCCCGTTTGTCGTTCCACTTGTAATCCCGTGGGATGTGGCCCTTCCATTCGTAGCCTGACAGGCCGATGACGATTCGCCCTACCGTGGGGGAATCGACAATGAGACCGCAGCATACCGCGAGTCCACCGACATTCTCGTGGTAGTGGAAGTCTTTTTCGATAACGATGGTGGAGGTGGAGGGCTTACCGTGGAATTTTGCGTAAAGATCGTTGGCGGTGGATTCAGGATTGGACTTCATTGGCTTACCCACTCGGCCACTAGCAAGTACCGCTCTATTCTCCGGTGTGTCATCAACAAAATAGAGATTGGACTTAGAGCCGAGGGAAACAGGCCCATACCACTTAACTCCCGACACCATCTTTTTCAGTCTTCCAGCTTGACTATGGGAGGATACCTGCACCAACAATTTGCCATCCCGCTTTGCCCTTTCCTTGGCGTGTTTAGTAAGTGTGTAAGATGGATTCCGCCGGAGCGGCCCAAATCCTTTCGGCAATCTCGACATGCCCGGCCCGGCCCGCCGTTCCACCTCAATCCTCAATTCCGTTTGCTTCCGATGCAGCTCTTTCATCCGCCTTGCCAATGGATCGTCCAACTTAAAGGTCTCGGAAGGACGTTCATTCCCCCGTCCTGCATCGATCATTTCCCGAGTTAACTTACTACTCTGCACGTCCAGCTTGTCCAGTGCCTTGTTAATCTGCCCAGCGGTCATACTGTGGATATCGGGATTGTGTTTGCCCGCAAGCTTACTCCCCACCCTCCCCAACTGCCGATCCAAATACCTCCCCACGGATTTCCCAGTCTGAGTAATGCCGGAGACGGTGGATTCAATGGGGCCGGGATTACCCTGATACGGCGTCAGCCTTCCAGACGACAGGGCACGTTCAGGCCCAAGCGTTTCGTGCAATCGCTGCCAGTCTCCAAACTTATTCCCATCCGGTCCCTTCCCAGGTTTGAATCCAGGGTGGCGGAAGGACGGACGGATATACCACTTTTTTCCACGCTTCTGGAACAGAGAGCCATAAGCGGCATCGATATAAACCGGGCTGTTACTGTTGGGATTCGACGCCACAAATCTTTTCGCCTCCGCCAGCGATTCAAACCGGGATTCCTTGTCAATCGCCGGAATTATATATTCATCTCCCACCCGATCAATCTTGTACCCCTTAAACCGCACACTCCCGCCAGCCTCCACCTTCTCCGGGCCGGTCTTTTTCACATACTCCCTATGCTCATCCCTCACTCCCTTTTCATACGCCGACCGCAGCTTGTTCACCAAACTGGAATGGTGCGTATCCCGTTCGCTCTGCGGCAGTCTGCGGTACCAATCCTCAAACCCTCCGGTGTCCCTCATCCCACCCTGCCCACGGTAGCCGTCGTCATACGCTTGTTGCAGATACCGGGATGAGAACGTGACGGTGGGACGGGCAGTCTTACCACTACCCTTGGCCTTACCTTTGGCCTTGGATTTTGACTTGGACCCACCAAACCCAAAAAGGTTCGATTTCGCCTTTCTCCTCCGGGATGTTGCCGTTGCCGCCATCGTGAGTTTACGCCGTAAACATCCTACGACCGGTACGCCCGGTACGCGCTACGGGCACGGCTGACACGGGATGGACCAGTAGACCCCGACAGGAAAAAGAACAGTACCGCCGCTCCCAGTAAATACCCATATACCGGGATGCCCATAATCGTGTCGGACAACGCGGTGGAATAATTCCCCGCGCCTAAATCCGTGGTGAATTGAGTCCAATCCGTTGTCAGCGTCCCCATCCCACCGTGGCCGCCACATCCTCCGCCACATCCACACCCACCGCCACATCCCCCCACCTTGCTCCCGTTCAACTGCCCAGGGGTGGTGGACTGTTGCCCAATTAATTTCACCCGACCGGAGGTGTAATCCTTAATCGGGTTCTGTGGTACGGCGAATGCCGCTGGGAGGATGTCGCCGATCCCAGGGGTGTAGGTGATTCCAGACAAGCCGACATCGATGGGGTTCTGTGGGACGGCGAACCACCCCGCGAGTAGATCGCCTAATCCCGGTGCCGGATGAATGCTAAGATTGCCAGCCATGTTCAATTTCCTTTCCGTTTCCGTTTCATTTCTTGATAACTGCGATGAGCACCAACCCACCGAGAAGTAAGCCAATTAACGTGCCGCAACTCACACCGGCATAAGTGGAACACACATCCGGTAAGCCGACCGCTCCGGGGTTGGCAGCGAGACACGCCATTTCACTGGCGGAGCAAGTGGTGGTGGCTGGGTTGCCGCCGATGAGTGGAATGGCGCTGTACACCACCGTGGACAGACTGGAGCAGTGGACTTCTCCAGGATCGTGCGTGGCGTCATAACACGTACCTCCCGGCGGGATGCCGGTTTGGCCGAGACCAGACAGTGCAGGGAGTGTGGCGAGTGTCATCTACTTTTTACCTGCCGACAGGATGATGAATGCGCCGCCTAGGACCAGTAACACCGGGAGGACGGATGGAGACGGCGATGTAACGCCGGGGCTGGAGGCCGCCGCGTTCAATTGAGCAGTGTAGGGACTCACTGTACTGTCGCCACCCACCGGCATTTGATTGTTCAACGCATCCAAGGCATTGGCGGAATAGGTGTCTAGGTTGACCGCCGGTCCAGTAGTGGAAACGTACGGCATGACCAGACTGGTATCCACCGGCGAGACCGGCTGGACGAATGCCGGTTGATACGCCATGGTCTGCCCCAGGTTGGCCCGCCGAGTTAGTGTATACCCCGCCCCTGTGCCGGAATCGCCTCCGGTGTCGTAGGGGAACGATAGTGCCGTCTGTCCCAATCCACGCACCGTTCCAATCCCCACGCCACGATTCGCGATGGGGGAAGTTTGCACGCCACACCTTACGGCTTGATTGAGGATGTTGTTCACTTTCCACCTCCACCGCTGAATAGGAATAGAGCAAGACCACCGAGGATGAGCAATACACCAGGGGATAGGAACGATGCCGGAGCCGCCACCACTGGCGTGCTCACTACCGCCGCCATTGTGCCAGGGGATACAGCATACACACCGACCGTGCCGGGGACACATTGATTTTGGCTTGCATCCATTTCATACCCACTGGGACATGCGCACGGCGTGTAACCAGTAAGGTTCACATTCAACGGACACGCTGGAGTCCCCGGTGGGATGACGCCAATACAATTCCCCGACCCTTGTGGATCGCACACGGTTCCAGGAGGACACACGATGAGATCCCCGGTTAACTGGTCGGTGCAGGTTGCCGCCTGCCCCATACCACGGCGGGATGTAGTGGCCATCGTCACAGTGGATTACTGTTCCTTCTTACCTTTCCCGCCGAATAGGCCCAGCAACAGTACTCCTGCACTGGTGAGCCAGAACCACGTGATGTCGGGGCAGGATTGTTGCCCGCCGATTTGGTACGATGGCCGACCGGCGCAAGTGGGTTTGGTGGACCACCCAAGACACATCATTGTCGAATCTCCTTATTCATGTTCGATGTTCATCGATGCTCAATTGACCATAGACTTTCGGAACGGCCCACGGAATCCACCACTAAACCCCTTGCCGCCGCCGAAGGATGGAAGGTTGGGGAGGTCAACGATATTGCCCATCCCTTGCAGTCCACTCCCTTGAGGATTGATGGTAAAATTCAGGCTCACTGGTTGGGCTTGCCCAACCTGCCATGTCTCCTGCCATACCCCGACATCGGTAGAGTCCCAAGACCCCGTAATTATCTTTTGTCCGTTGGCGTCGGTCGTGCCGAATTGGCTGCTGGATACAGCTCCACCGTTGAAACTTGCGGTGCCGGTCACAGGTTGATTCGGCGGTCCTTTGACGATGAGTTGGAAAGAGTCGCCAGCGGCATACACGCCGGTCGCACCAGTGGACACGTCATTCAACTGTACTGTGGTGGCAGCAGGGAGAGACACTGTGCCGGTTGCGCCAGCGGCGGGGGCGGTAGTGACCGGAGCGGCTACTGCGGGAGTGGTTGTGCCACCGAACCATTGCTGCCAATATGTCGGCCCAACCTGTACCCCAGTGGCGCTGAACGCCGCACCGTTGGGTCCGTAATTGTTGAGATACCAGTACAGTAAGTAGCCGCCACCAGCCACCAACGCCAAAGTCATCAAGTCGTCTTTTTTCATATTCCCTTTGCCTCTTACCGTTTATTCCTGCCGCCACTGGTCACCAACAACGCCAACGCACCGAGACCCAATAGTGCGAGGAGTGGATTGTCGTTCACCCAACTGGACATCACATCCGCGCAAGGTTGAGCGATCACAGCGGGAGTGGTGTCTATAATCGACGGCATCCTCGCTGCCATCCCCGGCACCGTCACCACTGGCATCGGTGCCACCACAGCGGCAGTGTTGACCATCGACGGCATAGTAGCGAGTGCCGCCGATTGTGATTTCGGTGTGCACCCTGGGATGCGGCTTTGATACGGAACACACTGCGGGTCGTCGCACACTTTAGCCCCGACGTATCCAGCGAGACTACAGGCTTGGATCGTAGCCGGATCGGTCGGCACTCCACATTGCGCCATGAGGCACACAGTGGGATCTACACCGGAGGGAGTGGACAATTGGCCTAGTCTCATCGCCGTGCCACCAGCCATGCCAACGCCGCCAGCCCCGCGAGTGCAAGCAGGGGATTGTCATTGATCCATTGCGCCATGGGATTCCCACATCCACCAATCACCATCGTGTTGGGTTGCACAATGGACGGCATGCGTTGGCGTAAGTCATACGGCCCCGGTCCAGGTGCGGCACCATAACCATAGCCACCATCGGGTCCATAACTCCCTCCAGGACCATAGCCGCCGGATGGGCCATTGCCTGTGTCCGTGATCGACGGCATCCCAGCGGTGGTTGCCGATGGCATGGGTACAGTGGACGCCGATGGCACAGGACTACCGGTTCCAGTTGGCGCCGCCGATGTGGTGACCAAAGGATTGGCGGTGGAGGCTATATTCACCGGTATGGCTTGCCCGGCCTGTCCAGGGTTGTAGTAGCTGGCTCCACCACTCAATGAGTAAAGAGTACTGAGGAACAATGGAGCGGACGGTGAGTAATCCGGCGCGTTCTGCAACTGCGCCGCTACGATATCGCCCATGCTCAATTTCGCCATGTGGATTACGCCTTCCCCAGCAGGAACAATCCCGCCGCCGCTGCCGCAAGGATTATCCAATTAGCCTGCAACCATTGCGTGATCTCGTCCGGCGCCACGGTGGATTGTGTCTGCTGCGTCCCACCCACTGGTTGCGTCCCACTACCGGATTGATTGGTTGCGTTATTAATCTGCGCCTGTGTCGGCGTGGCCGGGGCGGTCGGGGCGTTTGTCACCAGTGCATTAGCTGTCGGTGCACCAGTAGTGATGCTCACCGGCGGGCCGTACTGTATCGCGGCTTGCGACGGCATGTTCTGCGGCGACGTGTTGGGGTTGACCACAATCGGCCCGTAGTAATCCCCACTCGCCGCGTTCGCCGCTTCCGTCGCCCACACCGACGCTGGGAATCCGCCGAAGAAAGATTGCAATTGCGAGATGTACGGAGCCAACGCAGCGGGCAGATTATTACACGCCGCATCCGGTGGGCATCCAATCAATCCAACATCCTGATTCACCACGGCGCAATACTGTTGCGCAATCGCCATGGCCTGCTGCTGCGCCGCTTCACTGGGGGAGCCGCATGGCGCACCGCCACCAGGGCCACACCCTACCGCCGCGTCCGTTTGTGGTTCCGCCGACAACGATGCCATCCACTGTTGCATGTATCCATCGAAATTGGATTCTGGACATCCCGCCGGGGCTTGACCTAATCGTCCCAACCCCCGCATTCCCGGATAACCAGCACGCCGACGATACGCATACGCCCGTGCGGCGCCGGGAGGGATCGGGGTCATCGGTCCTGTTGACTGGCGGGATGCAAGCACCATAAGGATTCTCCTTTAACCTTCCATCATCAGTACCGCCGCCAGCACCAACCCGATAATCAATGGAACCGGCAGACCACTTTGTGTCCCTCCGGCCACTGTCCCGCCGCTACCAACTGTCGTGTTTGCATTAACGCCACTGCCCGTTGCAACTGTATACGCAGTTCCCGTGTCCGTTCCAGTTCCCGTTGCACTGTTCGTTGTATCCGCTGCTCCTGCCACTGGGTCCGGCACAACTGTAGGGTCGTTGGCGATGGGGTCGTGGTATCCAATGAACCAGTTCCAACAGGCTGGTCCACTTCCATTTGTTCCGGGGTAGACATACGACCAATTCCCTCCCAGGTTCTGTTGCCATCCACCAGGACTAGTCTTGTAATGACATGCTCCCGCCTGCCGGTCGGCAATACAGTTAACTCCCGCTTGGCCAAGGGCGGATTGTCCACATGCGGCAAGCACGGCCTGCCATGCCGTGTTGAAATTGTTTAGTGCCGCTTGTTGTAGAGAGTAATAGTGGACCGGAGCGGCAAGGTAATTGTCGAGATTCTGTTGCAGGATGGGTTCGGCTTGATTGACGTAACTGGTAGCTTCAGTACAAGTCTGCCCACAGCCGGAGAACACTTGATACAACGCTGCACCTAGAGCGATGGCCCCGGTGATTGCCAGCCCGATTGGTCCCGCGATAGATGTTCCTGCCGCGATAGCGGAGAGGGAACCGAGGATGCCTACTGTGACGGATGCACCAGCGGCGGCGATCTTGGAGGCGTCACCAGCGACGGTTTGGCCGAGACCGGATAATCGTGGCGTGCGTCGGGGACGAAATTGTACGCGGGATTGCGGCAGGGTGCTCAACGCTGGGTACGCGTAGGTGGAGGAGGCGAATTGGCGTTGGGCGTAATTCACTTGCCTTGCAGTTGCTTCCTTTTCTTTATAGCCTGTGACTTTGTTGCGTAAGGACCGGCCACGATGGTAGGAGCTTTCTTTGGTCCCGTCTCCACTACCCATCCATGTCCAGCGAACGCGATGCGTAAAGGTTCAGGATTGCGGATGTGCCGTGGGTTGACGAACACCCTCACCGTCCCATCCCTACTAATCTTCACCTTCGCCGGGATCATCCCACCGGGATTCCCCCGCGCCAACTTACGACCGGAACGCACTGGGTTCTTTGCCCGCTTCCACATTCCGTGAATCTTCTTAAGCCGTTTCTGTAGAGCTTTTGTGTAGGCCGACGTTCTGCCACCAGATTTGCTGTCGGCATGCTGGGACTTTTCCAAATCCTTGTACGCCTGATTGAGCATCAATCCTAGTTGGTGTTTTGTATCAGCCATGAGCTTGCCTACTTCCCCCGCCCCATAAACAAAAACAGCAACACTGCCCCACCAATCAACAGCACCGCCGGATTCGCCACTCCACTCACCGCCCCTGCCACTCCCGCCGTCGCCGCACTCGCCGGACTCCCATAAATAAGAGTGGACCCATTCGCCAGCTTCAACGCCGCCCCACCCTGCGCCACTGCCAGCACACTGGCCAACTGCTGTCCACTTTGATTAATCACCTGTGCCCACTGATACCCGGCTGGAGGTTGTGGCGGCTGCACTCCGGGAGGGTAACTTAATTGCCCGTTGTACCCAGGGGGCTGTGTTTGCGCCACGGTACCCTGTGGAAACGACAGACTGTACCCACTCGTTCCCGGTTGCGGCATCGACACTGTCAAATCCGGATTACTCAGCGTTAACGACGCCGCGTTCAAATCCGCCTGACTCAAATCCTGGTTCGCCAAATCCACCGAATCCGCATTCGCCAAACATGCCACGTCCGACGGGTCACACACCTGTCCCATCCCCAGTCCATGCAACGCCGCCACCCGCCGCAATTGTCCTACCCCACTGGTCCCCGTGGACCGCCGCAACCTCACTCCCACCACGGGATTGGAATTCGCCATATACAACCCCGGCACAATGGGATTCTGCGGGACGATGAATGCACCCTTAGTAATATCCCCCAGTCCCACTTTCCCGCCACCGGTACTCGGCACCGTTAAATTCATGCGATCCACCCCCATTTCTTGCCTGTCCACCACACGCCCATAGCCACCAGCGTGTACCCGATGGCTCCCACCATCCACTCCAGTCCACCGGCGATCCCACCGCTAATCCCCCACTCCGTTTTGCGCCTTACCTCTACCGCTTGTTCCGCTTCCCATCCTGGAGCCGACCCGTGGGATGCATCCAACGGGATGCGTATACTTGTGCCGTCTATATGTGGATACGCCGCAACGTACACATGAGAGTACTGGTACGGGGCGGTGGCGTCGGCTGCGACAGTGACAAACGCACAGGGAATGCCAACCGCCTCCAGCAATGCGGCAAGGTACATGGAATAGTCGTCGCAATCGCCAACGCTCAATCCCAACTCTACGTACCGTTTCATATCCAACGGTCGGATGATGACTTCAATCACATCATCAGGATTGATTCCAGTGCCCGCTAACCGTGCCGCGTTCAATTCATCCCGTTCAAACCGGAGGGAGCCTTTGGTATGTGCATAAGCATTGGCCACCTGTTCCAGTTGTGTGCCGTTACCGCAGACTCCCCCTGCCCACTGTTGAAACTCTGGTGCCTGTGCATCCTCACTCACCCTCTGCCGCATCAATCCAATGGTCTGCCCCACTTGTGCATCCGGCCACGCCCCTAGTTCCCTCACTGAGAATCGCACCGCGCCCAGTCGATCATGCGTTGCCGTGGCCGCCGTGGCTTTGTCGATGTGCATTCGCATCGCGATAGTTTACGCCGTAAAATCCATGGTGAATGTTTAATGGAGTGGTTCGCGTGCATTATGCCGCGTTGGAAACCCCGCCGCAACGGTGTTGGTGGTTGGTATATGTGGCGGTTGAACGCCGATTGCCAAAGGTAAGCGCTTGACTTATCAGTTGGATGGGCCATACAATAATTTCGACCCGCAAAATCATCCACAGGGAGGCGTAAAAGTGGCAGATGAAGAGGCTGGAGTGTTGCTGGAGGGGCTGGAGGGAGAGGGGAATGAGGAGGGCAACGTAGAAAGCGGCACTGAGAGTGCTATTGAGGTCATTCCAGAGGTATCGGATGGTGTAAAGGAGATTAGAGGCCCTGGAAGGCCACGGAATGTGGCCGGATCGGCCCCACTGAAGAAATTACGCTTTCCCAACCCGCGATTCCGGCAGTACAATTCGGATTCGGATGTGAGGGAGCAGCGGCCTAACTATGCTTTCAAGTGGGTGGCGGCATTGCCACAGGTGTTTAAGGACCGGTGTGACTGGTTCATATACCGGCGGCATCCGATTCTAGTGGAACCTCCGTTGGACGCCGACAGGAAACCACAGTGGTACAAGTACATTGACAAAATCCCCGGTGCGGACCCGAATCCAATTACGGATGAATCGGATCTGCTCAATCGGTTCGGGTGTGGTAGATACGAATTGTATTTGAATGAAACGGACGTGCCTAAAGGGGATGAGGCCAGGACGATCCTTAGGGTGTTCGTGCAGAATCTCGGTGGGGGGGATTATCGCGCTCATCCGCCGAACGATCCGTTGATTAGCGATGTGAATAAGGTGGACTTGAGCCACCCGAACAATAAGGGGTATCTTTCGTACCTCATGAGCATTGGGAAACTACCAGAGCAGGTTAACGCGGAAAAGGAGAGACAGGACGTGGCTACGGCAACTGTGGTGGATAAGTTGACTGACGGGTACGAGAAGATGGCGGACAAGGTGGTGAAGATGGCCGAGAGCCGGTCGTCGCGGCCTGATCCAGTGGCGGCCCCGGCAGGGTACGACTCCAACGCCATCGCGGGACTGTTGAATTCGACTGGTGAAGTGATGAAGCAATCCGCCATGACCGTGATGGAGCAGAGCAAAGGCATGGGACTAGATGAAGTGTTGAAGGTGGCGAAGGAATTGAAAGCCGACGACACACATTCGACCAGTGAGATTAAAGAACTGCGGAATATGTTGTTTACGATGCAAACCGAACGCATCAATAAGTTGGAAACGATGTTGATCGAGCAGGCTACGACGAGGACGGCAAATCCAAGCTCAACGTCCAGTGACGGTCCACCTCCCTCTCCCGCCGATCCCTTCTCCTATTTCAAATCCGGCATTAGCGCACTGAAGGAAATGAAATCCACCATTGACGATTTCTCCGGCGGCGGGGAAGGGGACGGTGGAACGGGAGTGGGCAAGAACGCGCCGTGGTGGGCGGGGTTATTGGCCGCGAGTATGCCGCACGTGGCCACGATTGCGCAGACTGTCATGGGACTGTACATTGCGTCACAACGTGCGGGGCAACCGGGAGCACAACAGCAACCGATGGGACCGGCACCTATGCCGCAAGGGTTCCCTGGAATGCCAATGCAACCACAACCACAACCAGCCCAAGCACCGGCACCTACCATGGCTCTGAATCCAGCTCCAGCACCGGCGGGGGCCACTCCCAGTGGTATGCCTCCCCCTGCCCCTGCCTCCGGCGCCGGTGGATTCGACATGGGGCAGTTTATCTCCCTCATCCAAGTCCCTCTGCTCAATTACCTCAGTGATCCCACGGCCAACGGGGATCATTTCGCAGAGTGGCTGGTCGGCGGGTATGGGTTGGATGTGTTTAAGCAGGTGAAACAGTACGGTCCCCTGGTGGCTCCGATATTGATGGAGCACACGATTCAATTGCCCACTGGCCCGGTGAAACCGTTTGCCGATCTATCTCCCGGCAGGTTGGATAAGTTTGTGCAGGAGTTCTTGAGCGTTACGCCGGAGGACTTTGAGAAGGACCCGGTGGATGGTGGTGGTGGTGGAGACGATAACGGCGGTGGAACGAACGGAGCGGCGTGATGCATACAGCAATCCACTGGGCGGAGTTCCTGTTGGCATTCTGGGTCACATGGGGTGTAGCGGGAACGGCATATCTTATATTCGCCGTCATTCCTCTGCACACACTGAAGTGGTCGGATCTACTGGGTGTGGCGGCAGCGGTATTGTTCATGGCCCAACTTACATCGTGGTGGCTGGCAGTGGATTGGGTGCATGCACAATGGGAGAAGGTGACGCAGTGGGAGGAATGAACAGTGCGCCTTAGTCCCGCCACCGCTCTCCCTACCGTCACCTTAACCTGTAACGGTGCCGTGATCGGCGATCATATTACCGTGGCACGGGATTTGCATTCCCGTCAACGGGGGTTGCTCGATTACGATTCCCTCCCCCTTGGCGGCGGGATGTGGATCAATCCAGGTTCAGCAATCCACACAGTAGGGATGAAATTCCCCATCGATGTGGTGTTCTTGGAAGTAACTCCAGTGCGTTATGCCGTCGTGTGCTGCTTCTCCAACGTCCAACCTGAGGGGGATGTAATCACCTGTGGACTGGCCAATCCTACTCGCTCTGTACTAGAACTTCCAGTCGGCACTATTGCACGGTGTGGTCTGCGCCCAGGGATGACCGTTACCACCCAATCGAATCAATAATCGGCCATTGTCGTGCTACCTTGAACGTGGAGGTTCCCCCCATGCTGTTTCCCAGTTTTTTGCTCACACTTCTGATCGTGTTGGTGGTCGTTGGTTTAATTTTGTGGATTCTCGGTCAGATACCGATGGACCCAACATTTGCCAAGATCGCCCGAGTGATTATTATCGTGATTTTTGCGCTGTGGCTGCTGTCTGTGTTGATTGGATTCCTACCGGCTGGAGGATACTACGGCCCTAGGTTGAGGTGACTTTAGCGAATCCCGGCTGTAGAACTTCGAGGGCTTGTTTCAGTCTCAGAGAATACCCTAGATTTCTTTTGTCACCCACTGAGGACAATCGATATCTATGCGCCGGGAATAGCTCCATCTGGTCCAGAAGGCCCAACTGCACCAATTTTCGTGTGTGGTGTCTAGCCGTCCTCGGTTGGACTGTGGCTGACTCAGGGAGCATCTTCAGGACTTCCGTATTGCTCATCCACTTGTCCGGGTGGCTTAGGAACACACTCCACACCAGAACCTCATGAACTGAGATCTCATTCTTTTCCATGCCAGATGGTAACACACTATGCCACACCTTGCCAGTGGCAAAAGTACCGTGACGTACCGAAACGCAAAAGGGAAGTGTCGGTGTCCCACCTCCCTCTTGTGCCCAACCATCCCCACCGGGTTTCGCGGCTTCACGCGTCTGGTGAAATAGGGATGCTGTTCCGGCTAGTCTACCACACCTGCAACAAACTTAACTTGGCATTCCCGGCACACTTTATCCCGGCCACGAGGATTGAATATCCGCCGCGATCCCCGGCACCGTTTACACGGCCAGTGCACGTCCGCCATCTCATACCCGTGCCGCGTGGCCGCCGCCCGCATCCACCGGGGATTAGGTTTGGCCACCTTCTTACGTCTCACAGTGTAGGCACCAGTCTCCAAGTGTTGACCGCCGTGCACACGTAATAATTCTGTGCCACCGTGTCGGTGTAGGTATCCCTCCCGACGACGCAATTTATCGTGGGGGCGCCCACGCCGGTGAAATACCGGGGTTGCGTGGTGGAGTCTATCTCCACTGTTATTTCTCCACTTACCGGATCTGGCATGATAACAATCCCCTGCCCTGGGACGATGGATGTGGATGGTGACGGTGATGGTGTAGGCGTAGGCGTTGGTGTCGGCGCTGGCGGCGTATACGGCGCATCCGATAGCACCACACTGGTAAGTTGTGCACTCGCTCCAGGGGATGACTGATTAGCGAAGAATGCGAAGTACTGCCCTGTCACCATGGGAGTAAACGGCACATTCGACACTAATACTGCTGGTGCCTGTGCATTCGGCGCTAACCCGTAAATCTCATCCACCAGTGCACAATTAACCGGGGAATTACACCCGGACATTCCCACTAGTGCAACAGTGTACGACGCTAACGACGGGCCGCCAATTAACGAGAATGACAGATAATATTTCGTCCCTGCCGTGAGATTCACCGACCCCAATTTAATCTCACCGCCCGTTCCAAATGTAACGTAATTCCCACCGCCCGCCGCCGCCACTGTAACCGGCCCTACCACCACGGTCGCCGTATTCAGCGTCTTACCGGTCTGGTATACACCGGGAGCCACTCCGGCGAAGGATTCCGACAACAGCACCGCGCCATGTACAGCGGTGGTGGCTAACAGTGCACACGCGATTCGGAGCATAGCGTGTGGTTTCATCCTATCGTGATTCCTTCCACGCCGCGCCCAGTGCAAACACCACCAGTGCCACCCCGATAACTACCACGATATGACCAAGCTGTATGTATCCCATGACCGGATTGTGCCCCATGAAGTACCGGCATACAATAGTACTCCAGTACCGATTTACAACAAAAGTGTCCTCCGATTTTCTCCACGGCTCGGAGGAACACCGCTATGGTTAGAAGGGGTCTGGTAGTCCCCCTCCCTGGAGAACCTTTACAGCAACTCCGCTAGTTTCCGGTTAAACGCCGGTCCACCGAGCTTCCCACTCAACAGCTTTATCACCAGGGTCAACACCCCTTCTACCGCCGCCTGCCGCTTAGTAGGTTCCTTACCCTCCGGGATCTCCTCTTTCACCCCAGCAATCCCATCCTCACACACCTGTATGGCCTTTTTCGCCGAAATCGCCAGTTTCTTCCCCGGCGTCTCCGCGTCGTCCTTAGCCGCCTTGCCCTTTTTCCCCTTCCGCCCACTCCCGGTGGTGCCCCCGGCCTCTTTCTCCGCCGCCAGCTTGGCAAGGAATGCATCCTGATCGGCCTCACTCATCGTCACCAAATCCCGCGCCACGGTCCACCCGATGTCCCCGGTGTGGATCTTGTTTTGAATCTCCGGGCGTAATTCCATCAACCGTTTCATCTGACTGACCCCGCCCTTACTCAGCCGGATCTTCGCACATACCTCCGGCAGTTTGTACCCGGCCTCCAACATCTTGCATATCGCTTTGGCCTTGTCCATCGGCGAGAAATCCTCCCGCTGGGCGTTCTCCGACACGTTGACGCCGAGCATTAACTTTGCTGTGGTGGCGGCATCTACACCCTTCCCCTTGGCCTCCTCAATATGCACCGGCACGAACCCGTCATGCTGTTTCGTTTCCATCGCCGCCACCACCGCCGCCGCACGACTGTATCCAGCCTCCAACTGATACAGGAAATGCACATCCGCGTCCACCGCGCCGTTCCCATTCCCATTCCCATTCTCAATCCGGCTCACGATCAGCGGCTCATGCATCCCTTCCGCCACAATCGACGCCGACAGCTCCGCGATTTTCTTCGCCGACGGCGGGCCATACCGTGTATTCCGTTCCGGGTTGATAAGAATATCCGTGATGGGCACGGTACGAAAATCCCCCGTAGCCGTCACCATCGATGTACCTGCATTCGCACTTGTGCTCACGTCTTTCTCCTTTTTCATTTTGATGTATTCCCCTTCCGGCCTAGGCCGAGAATTTAGATTTCCACTTCACCGCAAACTTACTACACTTGAACTCTTCCCATTCCGGTTTAATGTCCAGTAGCCAAACGTGTGTCACCCACCACACTGTAACTCCGGCCACGAACGCCACCGGTTGCACCACAATCCCCCACCACGCCGCCACCGCCCACCACCATGCCACCCAAAGTGCAATCTTAACTCGCACCCACGCGCCCATTACGCCGCTGGCTCGTCCACCCCTACCAATACCGTGCCATCCTCACCGTCGTCATCGTCGTCCCCGTCATCATCGCTGTCCCCATCTTCCTCTTCCGGTTCCGCCCCGGTGTCAATAAGCTTAAACACCCACCCATCGGCGTCGATCCTCGACTCCAACTCGGTAGACGCATCCGCCCCGTCCGGCAAATCCACATCCGCGACATACGTTACACCGTCGCACTCATACACCAGCGGCCCTTCCCCGAACCCCATGGTGTCGCTCATTTCCTCATCCACGCGGATGGCATACCCATCCTCTTGAATCACCAGTCCTACGCCCTTCGTGTGTTTTGGCATTTCCAGTATCATCCTACCTCCTGTGAGAGTTTACGCCGTAAAAGGGTGGAGAGTCAAGAGAGTAATTGGGGACCCTGGGTAGAGTCCCCAATTGTGCAGCCATACCATGCCAACGCCTTACCCGGCCAGACCCGAGCTTGCCACACCATGACCCACCACGCCAAAACTTTTCTTCATTTCACCGTCAAAGATAGGATTGTCATCAACAGTACCACTACAGCGATGGCAGCTATAGCTATGCAGATGTCACGCTTTCGATAAATCGACGCACGCGATCTGAGGATCATTCTTCCCACCACTCCACATCGCCATCCGCTGACTTCTTTTTAGCCGTGGGGACAACAACTTCAATTAACTCCCGTTTCGACCGAGTCGTGGCGATGTACTCCAAATTCTCCTCCTGCACCAATGCCTTGGCATTCCCGTTCTCCGCCGATTTCACCGCAAAGTAACTGGGCATGTACCGGTTCCTGCCAATCAAGAACACTCGCATGGCTTCTCTGCCTTTGGATCGGTGCACGGTAGTCAGTTTGAGTAAATTAGACTCGCCGGAATCGTCAAACATCCGCTCAATCCGTTTGACCAATTCTGGTACGCGGTCGTCATCGGCTAGACCATCCATAACATCGAACATCACCGCCACTTTCTCCACCACGGCGTCCGCCCGCTCATCCTGTCCCTTGTCCAAGAACTTTTTTGACTCATGCGCCCGGTATTCAACCAACATTGCTGTCAACTGCTCAATGGTGATGTCGTCCCCCCACTTCTCTGCTAAGGCAATAAGCCCCCGGCCATTCCCACCCTCAACCACACAGGGAATGTTCATTCGGCGCAATCTTTTGGCAACCCCGACCAATGGCCGCCGGTTCCGACAGATGATTAGATCGTTGTCGGCGTCGAATTCCTGCTTCCATAGGGCGTCGTGTTTAATCGCGGTTATGGACCCTTCCAAATTGTCTTCATGCGCGGTGAAATCCGGCACCCAACGTTGCGCCAGCTTTACAATGGATTTAGGGCAACGGTATGTAGTGGTAAGAGGGAAAATGGCGCAGTTCATGTACTTCGCCGTCAATTCCATGGAATCCGAATCCGCGCCCGCGAATGCATAGCAAGCCTGCCGGTCGTCACCCACGCCAATGAACCGGCCCCCCTTTTTCAGTATCCGTTCGGCGAGAATCCTACGGGTGGCATTCTGGTCTTGAAGCTCATCGACCATGACCCAATCAAAATACCGGAATTGGTCTTCACTTCCGGCCAGGAGCAACGGGGCAAATATCATGTCGTTGAAGTCGATCCGTGCCGATGCCGCCTTGCACATTTCGATGGATTTGCCATACACCCATACGCAGGATTCAATAATCCGCTCATCCGAAATGTCCGACGGGATTTCATCGTTCAATTCGTGCTCATCGAAGATTTGCCGCCAGATTGCAACGTCCGTGTAGTCGCGGATGCCGTCGATAGGCAGTCCCAGCCCCATTTGCTTGGCGTACCCTACGGCGTCGGTGACCACCCCGGAGGATTTCTTGTCGAATGCATGACGTTGACGGGCGAGAGATGACACCTTGCGAGAGTCAATCTCGAAAGTGGGCCGGATGGATTTGTAACAGCGGAGTCCCGCCGCGTGCATAGTCTGGACGGTGACCGCTGAATAAGGGATGCGAGCCTTCAACTCCTCCGCGATGGATTTGTTGAACGCCCCAAGGAACTGGCGCAATCGTGGATGGGTTTTAGCGATGGCCTCACTCAATTGGATGAGGGTTGATGTCTTCCCGCACCCTGCACGGGCGATTACATTGGCGTTCCCGGTGCCGGTTAGGCCGAATTGGATAATGGTTTGTTGCTGTGGATTTGGAACCATGGATGGAAGCTCCTCATTCTTCCAGGAGCGGCGGGAGGGGTCAGTCCCCTGCCATCCCTGCAAGATTCCCAAATCCCACGATGTGAGGAGAGGGAATGGGGCTTGCAAACCCTACAAGTCGTCCATGCTCGACGCTTGACACTCATCTTTCCACTGCTCCGTGCCCATAGTTTTGCCGCATGCACACGATACGGTGATCTCCAACTCCGCCCCATAAAACCGCTTTTGGAATCGCGGCGGGATCGGCACATCCACCGTCTGCCCTTTCTTCGGCCCGATCTTGTACGTTTTCGGCTCGGACGTTTCCTGCCTGTCCACGATCTCACCCGACGCCTCAACCTCCAATGCAGTAAGATCGCAGTTACATCCCTCCGCCCGCGCGATGTCAATATCCACGTCGCTGATCTCAAACGTGGTTTCCTTCATCTCCTCACCACAACATTCACTGGTGAGCACAATCCGGCAATCACCGTTGACTCTGGCTGTGGCCTTGTCTACATCGGACGGTTCATCGGGGTCAGTGACTAACAGTTCCGATTCCACACCCACGTTGATTTCCGGTTCCGATGAAGAATCTAACGCAGCAAATTTATTACAGCTTGGGCATAGCGCCATGTTCCCGTGGCTCCTCACTTCCACACTTTGGATTTTACGGCGTAAACAGCGACAGAGACAATGGTACCGGAGTACTGTTTCAGTCCACCCCGCGCATTGCATACTGCCGCTTGGTGTGAACGACCCTCTTAGGTCGCCTCCCTGGTTTGGTGGAGAGTACATGGCGGCGTTTGAGTGTAGGTTTCTTTGGTATGCGCTTCATCTTCAGTGGAATCAATAGTTTAACGGTTAAATTTGGATCATACTGCCGATTTCGCTGTAGAACGCGCTGTAACGCGCTGGTAGCCTCACCCCCGCCCCTACCCCTCGACAGACCCCTTCCAGCTCGCCCTACGTTGCGCTGTGGCCTAATCCGCCCCTTCCAGCCATCGTGCCACCTGCCTCCGGAACCCTTCCACCACAGCGTCCACCGTCGCGGCTTTCATCCCCTTGCGGTATCCGGCGCGGTGAGCGGCTTGGATTTCGATGACCACACTGTTTATCAATGTCTGCTCATTCATCGAGACGCCGCAAAGAGACAAGGCGGTCCTGGCTCGACGTGTGGCCGCTTCCAGTTCCATTTCTTCAGCGTGCATTACAATTCCCCCCATCGTTCTCCAATCGAGATTGACGACAACACCGGGACGCCGTCGAGTGGACTGGCGTGCTCAAATTCGTATCGTGCGAGTTGCGCGTAGTCGTCGGCGATGGATCGGTGAACATCGCTCAAGCAATCATCGTGAATCTGCAACACCGGGCGACATTGTACGTCCTGGTTAATGTCCTCCATCAATGGCCACAGTCCCGCCATGCCTAGTTTCTCCGTCCCCTGGGCACCAGCTTGTTCGGGATGGTTACCGGCCTTGCGGATTCCTTCCTCTCGAATCCGCCGGTGACAGGATTTCGCCTCAGGCACCAGCCGCACTCTGCCGAAGTCGTCCCAGATTAAGGCGTACCGTCTCGCGGTAGAGTGGTCACGTTCAAGCATGTCGCGGAGTCTCGGGTAGACACCGAAAAACTTGTTCTGGATTAAGTCTTCACACTCCTCTAGCGTCCAGTCCACTCCTTCGGTCGCGAGGGACGATTGTAGCCCTTGCGCAGTCTGGCCATACAGCACGCCGAATCCTACGGTCTTGCACGGCAACCGTTGGAACTGTTTAAAATGCTTGTACTCTTTCACTTCATCCACCGATGCGGTTTTGGTCTCCACTCTGCGGGTTAATTCCGCGATGTGGCCGTAGTCGAGACCAAACACGTTGCACGTCGTACGAGAGTGGATGTCTTCCCCTTTTTGGAACACGCTTAGCATCGTCGGGTCCTGCGACCGGTGTGCTGCCCAGCGCATTTCGATTTGGGATAGGTCGGTAGAGACCAGCACACACCCAGGGGACGCAACGAACGCCATACGCACCTCCCGACCCAAGGAGGTACGCACGGGGATGTTTTGAAGGTTCGGGTTCTTGCTCGACAATCTACCGGTGGCCGCTGTGGTGACGGTGAGTTCCGTGTGTAGGTAGGAATTGGAATCGACTTTGCGTTGGATCGGGCGTATGTAGGTGCCCAACAGTTTGTCCCGCTCCCGCCATTCGAGGATTAAGTCGCATACCGGATGAGCAGTATGAAACATACCAATCGTCTCATCGTCGGTAGATTCCCGTTTGCCCTTTTTGGTCATCGGCACCGGTTGATCCCCCTGGACTTTCAAGTGGTGGAACAGTAACCTTGCGCAGTGATCCGGCGACCCAACATTAAACGGCACTCGCACCTTGCCGTTGAAATCCTGATACCCGGCACCAATCGCCAAATGGATCTGGGATTCTATCTCCGCCTGCTGCACCGACACTTTAGTTTCCAACGAACGAAGGAACGGGAGATCGATCCGTATCCCATACCGATGCATTGCTGCAATCATCGGCATCGCCCCGTGGTCGATCCGTGCGACGTTGTCCAAATCTGGTCCGTCGGCGAAGTGTACGCCGTCACGCATCGCCTTCTCCCATTACCTCTCTCTGCCGCGTTGGGCGTTTCTTCGACCGCTTGATTGCCGCCGACGCCGAAAACCATCGAATGATTTCCACAGGTAGATAGTACTCAAATGCTAGGTTTGACATCCGGTCGTATACATCCGGGTCCACCTGATTGTGACTCTCCATGTAAATCAGTTTCGACAGGCTTATACCCAACCGGCTTGCTAACTGCTCATCTTTCAGCCCCGTGAATTTGCGCAGGATGGATAGGCATCCTGGGAGGTCCAGCGGACGGAATCCCATCTTCAATCCATCCACGGCCTTCTTTATCGCTTTCTCCCGGCTACTGTGGCGGCGGCGAAACAAGCGCTGCCAGAATTGCAACGGTGGTGGCTGGGGCGATGCGGGTGGCGTCGGTGTGGGTTTACCCATGTTCCTCTACCCCGCCCATCCCATCATCGTCGGGTCCTTCCCTACCGGCCCGTTCAATTCCACCACGTCGGTGAATGTATCGTTGGCCAGTTCCATGATCGCGCCGGAGCGGATCTGTTCGGCCAGCGACCGTGTAAGTGGGGAGCGCACGACGGTCTCCCGTTCATCCCACGGGGCGTTCTCAAGATGACGCTCACGGATGATTTGGTGGGAGTAATGAAATTCCACCTTGCCATCTTGATTCGAGTGTGCGTACACGATGGTTTCAACCTGGGTAAGCGGCAGGTCGGTGGTGAGAAAGGAAAGCTTCAAAGTGTCGGGATCGCGGGTCTGGGTGACGGACATTGGATGGTTCCTCCTCAGTAAGACTACACATAGAACATTAACACGCGCAAGTATATTCTGGAACTAGTCGCGTACATTAAAGGGGGATACCTATGCATAGTACACCTTGGTATAAATTTGACTTGGTATCACTACCAAGATGCAAACCAAAAATGACACATTTCGAGTCGTTTTTTGGTCATCATTTGGTACCGGTGTTGATGCCAATAGTGCTACAGAGGTCCCAAATTTTGGCTTGACGTGTGATCCATGAGTAGTTATAATGTCACTATCATGATTTGCTTCCAATGCCTCAACTTCGACACCTCCGTAGTCGATTCACGGCTTACTGAATTTGGTAAGACGGTTTGGCGGCGGCGAGTGTGCCCAAAGTGCAAATACAAATTCACCACCTACGAGCGGCCACCCATAGAGGTTCTAGCGTTGGCTCATGTCAATGTGACCAAGCTGCAAAAGAAATCGAATCGTCTAAAGCCCAATCCATACGCCGCTCCGATGGCAGAAGAATCCTTACCGGTACCACCCAATACCGCCGTTCTCAGTGAGGTGGAAGAATTGAAATTGTTGGAGCGAGATTTAGCTAAAGCGCTCAAAGCCAAAGGGAGCAACACCGCATAAAGGTACGACTACAATGCTTTGCCCGATCTGCGAGAGTCCCACTGTAGTCATAGGTAGAGTCAAATATCAATACCGCTATAGGAAGTGCAAGATCTGTGGCCACAAATTTGGCACTAAGCTCGATATGTATCTCCACGAGAGTCTGTCCAGACCGGATGTGCACGAAAGGAACGAAGATTTCATCGCTATGAATGTATTGGCTGAAAAACTCAAACGCGCCAACATGGAAAATTCATTGGCCCCATCTGAAGATCTGCTTCAATTCGAAGATTTCTTGCTGTCGGAGATTGAAAGAGGTTGGAAGAAGGTCAGTAGAATAGCCAGGGGTAGTAATTTCTAAGGAACTGATACAGTCTCAACGTGGCATCCGCATCCCTCACGGCATACTGCACTAAATCCCCCTCCGGCACGTCCGCAATGGACGGTCTCGGCCATTCCCCCACCAGCATCCGCATCATCTCATGATCATGCCTGTGCCAATTCCTCACCCGCTTAAACGGGTCGAACTCCTCATCCTTCCACCGGGAGTTTACGCCGTAAATTGAATCCTCATCCACGGTGGAGGGGTCGGTATCATCCTCATCGTCTCCTAGATAGGAATACTGTGTAGTGGTGGAGATTCCGGCCAACAGGTTGTTAGTCTTGCGCAGCAGTAAACCTAGGAGCCTGTCAGTGGCGTCCTTTTTAGGGTTGTGGAGCTTATAGTGGGCGCAGGGGCAGGAGGGGGTGGTACAGGCCCCTTTGAGCTTGCCGGTGGCTCCACGGGCGTTGTGGGCGTCCCTAGGGCATCCACAGAGGCAGACTGGGCCTTCCGGGCCGGTGCCGATGGAGGAGACCAGGGATTCCAGGTAGGCGGCTAGTTTCGGCGCTGAGTTAGGGTACACAGTGTCCCGGAAGGATGTCATTTTGATGTTGCAGTGGCGATAGGCGAGGGATTTAAGGCTGAGGCTCCCTCGTCCCGCCATTCCACTCTCATCGTCCGATCCACCGCCGCCGAGACAGGCGAGGTAGGCCAAGACCATCGTGTCCCGGAAATGTGGGATGGGGAGGCCCAGTATGCTAAACGGGTGGACATCGTGGAGGTAGTTATGAAACAGCAACGGTGCCGTCGGAGTGGCGATGGCGCACATCTCTTTCAACGCTGCCAGGGACGCCCTATCCCGTGTGTATATCAACCTGCCTGTGCCGGGTTGGATGGAGAAGGTTACACAGTATGGCCGGTGGTCGGGGGTGGATTCGGTGTCCAGGGCGAGTTCGGGGTAATTGCCCCATAGGTGACCGTAAAAGTAGTCGTGGACTTGGATTGGTGTGCGGCAGATAGAGTAATCGAGGGTGGAAGGGGGGTGGGGGTCGAGACGGAGAGTGGAGATGTAGGAGAGGGCGGCGGCATTCATCGGTGCCCTTCACCCGGCCACACTCCAAAATCATCGGTGTCCCGGAACCATTCAGGGGTGGAGGTAAGGCAAAGTTGTAGTCCTCTAACGCGTTGCTTTACGCGTTTGATGAAATCTTTGTATTCTTCCGGGGTTTGGAACTCGAACGCCATGTAAGCCTTGTTTTTGAATTTATTGCCATCGAAGTGGCAGTAACCTAGCGCTGGGATAGCAGTGCTGTAGTTGTGACCTTTGACTCTAGCGATGGATCGGAGGCGGTTGTATATTGGGCGCCATACGGAGCGGTCACGACTGAGTAAGTCTGGGTGGGAGACTAGGATAATCATGCCAACGACTTTAGTACGCGGTTGGCCCGTTGGATACGCCCTTTGACCGCGCCGATGGAGAGGTTTAGAGCGCGGGCGATTTGTGGGGCGGTGAGTCCGTCGGCACGCATGGATAGGACTTGAGATTGCTTTTCAGTGGTCGGATTGCAAACAGACCAAGGGCATTGACAGTGCGTGGAGCCACACCGCCTACATTTGATTTTGGCTGAGTAACAAGCGGGGCAGTACATCACTGTGGCTTGATCTCCAACCGGTCCCCACGTTGAGGCTCAAGCGTTGGATAATGTGCCCCGGCGATGTGACGGATTTTTTTGACGGTCAAATGTTGTGGTGTTTCTAGCTTATTCTCAATCAACAACTCATTGCAGATTTTGTGGATGCGCTTGAGTGCGGCGGTCTTTTTGTCCATCTCCCAAAGGAGTTCTTCGCGAGACGCAGATTGCCTAGTTTTGATAGTCATTGAAGTGTACCGGGATCTTCAGGCAAAATGTCTCTACGTCTACGCCGAGCGGTATAGGAGCCGGTAGGATTACGGCGTAAATGTGAACCGGCACGCTCTACAAACCATCCCGCTCCGACGATCTGACCGCTGTGGAAGAATTTAGCGGCTTCTGTCTGTATAGAGTCCAAAGCGTGCTTCAGTATGTCCCTGTCTGGGTGGTCCGGTACTTCTATTCTCACAGTGAGAGTGACAATCTTTTTCATTGTGGAAGCTCCTTCAGCAGTTTGCCCAGGGCGGTGAAGTCGGACATTAATGGGATCATATACCCTGTCGAGTGTAATCCCGCACTAGGATGGAACATGGGGAAGACCACACCCTGCCATGCGCTCCCCCAGGAACCGGCTATCGGTATGCCGTGGTCCCGATTCAAATTCACGTTAGTAAACAGCCCACACGCCACTGCGCCCATGGGGACCACGATTACAGGTTTAACCGCCGCCAGCAATGGACCAAGGTGGACGGACATACAGGATTGCGCTTCCTCTGCCGTGGGGTTGGAGTAATTCTCATCTGAACAGTACACGGCATTGGCCAAGTGGATGTCGTTGATCGTTAAATTAGCCAGTGGGAGATACGTGTACCGGAATTCCTGCCCGGTGTAGCCGATGAAGGGTTCACCTAGGCGGTCCTCATCCTTCGATGGCCGTTCACCAAGGAACAGTACACGGCATGGCGTGGGGCCTATGGGGAGGACCTTGGGACGGCATCGGGCGCAGAGTGGGCAGACGGTGGTGGTCATTGAAAACGGAGTGATTATTGTTTACGTTTCCATTTACCCGCTAGAATCCATGCCACAGTGGCGCCGTTCAAAAGAAGTGCATCAATGTGTATCGTGCCGGAGTGGAGCACAATTACCAACGCCGCAATTTGCAAGATCGTACCAACAATGGCCATGGTTGTACTGGCAATGGACATTGCATCCGATCTAGTCGCCACCATGTTCTTTTTCCTCCCGGATTCTTTTCTCCAGCTCCAAAATCTCCCGGATTTGCTCCTCCGCCACACGGCGTTGCACGTTATGTTCTGGCCGACGGTACATCCTATCCTCATCCATCGCGTAGGGCATGTGAGTGATGGGGACATTGCATAGGCGGCAGGGATTCAGCCCTGTAAAGATCCGGTCGCACTCACGGAGCAACATTGGACCCAGAGGGTAGTAGGCAAGGTACCGATTGAAGGTGGGGACGATCAGTGACCTAGGGATTACGGAGCCGAATCCCAACAGTTGCGTCGGGCCAGGATAATTCTTCCGGTATTCCTTCGGCATGTTGCAGAGTACGTGATTGCCGGTGAGATCCCAGGGGTAGGCGGATAAATCGACAATGCAATCGTCATCCTGAAAATACACGTAATCCGATGGTGCGTTCTGCGCCGCGATGAAACGGGAGAATACTTTAAAGTCCAGTCCGGTGGAATTGTTGTACACCACGAGTCCAAAGAAGCGGTCGGTGAGGGATTGGACCACGGCGGAAATGTCGTGGTCGCCGCGAGTGATGAGGACGGCGGAGATGTTTTGTGGGGGAGGTACGATTCGGAGTTGTCCCATGTTTACCACACGTGCTCACTTAACAGTGTTTGTTTTCTTTCCTTCGTTTGACCGGCGCGGAATGCGATGGCCCCGGCTTGGAATCGGTTGACGAACTCGCCGGTGTCGGTTACGAACCCTTGTTCACTTTGTGGGATTTTGGCTTTTTCATCCACTTTCCAAATGTCGTACATGATCTCTGAGTGGCGCCGTCCAGTCCAGATTTTACCGTTGTGGTTGATGGCGGCGGAGGCGATGCGGGGTGTGTAGGGCATGGCATTCGCAGGTTTGGTTAGCTTGTCCATTAAACTGTCCTCTCCGCCACCAGTCCATATCCCAGAGGGAAACGGAATCCACCCACCTGCACCACGGCGCGTAATTCATGGTGCAGAATGTTAAACCGGCTGAGGCACCGGAAGGGGCCGGAATGTTCCGTTGGGATCATCGCTTCCATCCCCAGTTTGGTAAACCTGTGCATGTCGAAACTCTCTCCACCTAATCCTCTAGGCTCACCGTAGCGGTCGTTGGGCACTTCATCCCAATTGGTCGGGTAGGTAAGGATTAAGTGTCCACGGGGGTGGAGGAGGAAACCTAAGCGGCAGATTAACGATATCGGGTCCGGGACGTATTGGAGGACTTGAGTGCACAGTACAGTGGAGAATTTCGGTGTGTCGACGTGGAATGGGTCATCGTAGGGACTGTGTTGGGAGTCCTGCCAGCCTCCGTTGTGCCGGTCCCAGGGGATGTATTCTGTGCTGGGTAAATGTTCAATCAATTTACGGTAGGGCTGGGCGCCACAACCATAATCCAGCACGCGACCCCGAAAGTATTGGTGGTGTTCGGTGAGGAAGGCGAGGATAGAGCAGCGTTCCATATCACGGATGGGATCGTTGGCATACTCCGCCTGCCGGTTGGTTGGCGATGCGATGGTAGTCCAATTGATTAGCGATGCGTTGAGAATGTAAGGTCGCATGTTAGATTGCCCGGTCGGGGTGGATGATGTATTCGTTGAGGTCGCTGAGGAACCACGGTTGGCAGCCGGTCTCAGGTTGCATTTGCGACCGGTAACAGGCTAGTGCTCGATGCTTGGCCACCAGCGCGTCCGGGGACGGCACGGGGTAGGCGGTGGAAGTGCGGGTCCTGCCGCCGGTTCGCGTGTAGGTTGTATACCGACGCAGGCGGCGGCAGTCCACACCGAATGCTTCGACCGCCGCCATGGTTACGAGATTGTGTTGGACGTGGCCGTGGTCTTCACCTAAGGGGCAGTACACTTCACACTTGCCGTCGTCGAATTGTTTGAGCATAGTGGAAAGGGTTATCATCCACCGTTCTAGGTCCGCATTGTAGTCCATATCATCACGGAGCTTTAGGAAGTGGATTCTGCCTGCTGTGTCCGGGAGTAGGTATTTATATGCGGCGATGGATTCCTCTACACGGTCCATGACGGAGCAGTTGGGGATGCCACGAGCAGGCTGGATGTAAGAATCAAACGCGATGATAATGTGGGCGTCGTCGCGGTGCTCCCAGAGGGGGAAGGCGCAGAACAAGGGGACATCATCCCCGTGTGGGCAGAGGAATAGCGTCATGATTCAATCGGTCCAATCTCCGTCAGGATTTTGCTGATGTGTTTATGTAGGCAGGACTCGGAACATAGGTCACGCTTCTCAGTAGTGCAATTAAGCACGGCCATCGTGTAGGGCTGATGTTTTCCCATGGAGAACCCAGTCACCTTGGCTTCTACCGCTCCATTTGATGCGTCCACGGCATGTGAGTACACCCACACCTTCCACCACTTGTTGGCCTCTTTCTTGATGGCAGGACATTCGTCACACTTAATCCCGTTAAAGTCCATGTCCTGATCCTCCCGGAGCCTTCAATTTCTCTCTAACAGCGTGCAAACAGTGTTCACCGAACGTTCCCAACACATCGATAGACAATCGGTCGTACTTATCCTGGTCGAATACCCAAAACCGGTTGAAACGCAGGAGTTCGATGAATAGCAATTCAATCTCGGTGAAATCCCCGGCGGGGTCGTTGCGCATGTAGGGTTTATCCTTCCTGTTTTCTCTTCTCAGGGTCCATTTCCGCCCCCTCATACGGCCCGCCCGCGTTTGGTGGCTATGTTCTCTGGACTCCCTTCCCACCACTGCCAGAGGTCCCGGCAGTGTTCCGGGTACTCCCGCCACACGCGGCGTTGCACGCCACTGGCGTCGTATTGAGCGTTCAGTGTCCGCCACGGTTCGAACGGCAAGTGATCCAGTAAAAACACAGGCAACGGTGGATCGATGAACGCTTTAATTGCCTGTGGGTTGTTCCACTGCCATTCCGAAAGACCGAATCTCCCACTGGCGCCGTTGGGTGTAGGCAGGGGACGGGACTCGAACGCCCTCCGGCGGAATAACCCGATCCCACCGATGTTAGGGACGATGCGGACGCAACGGGATGCATTCCCCCAGGTATCAGCGGGGTTTAGGGTAGGGGGGAATACTGTAGGGTCTGGCGCCCACGCTTCAATGCCTAGGAGGTCTACGCGGAAATCGTTGAGGACGGTGCAGGATTGCTCCAGCCATCGCGGGGGGACTATGGTGTCATTGTCGATTTTGGCGATGTAATCGGCAGAGGAAATGGACAGTGCATGATTGAGAATGGCGACGGGGCCACCAAAACATTCCTTGATAAAATATAGATTGAGCGGGAACTTAGGGGAGGTATCTGGGTAATATAATGCTTCTGTCTCTCCATCGGTGTAGATCCAGAAATGCTCCACCATGGCCCAGTTCGTGTTCTTAATCAGATTGAGCAGGGACACGGAGGTGAATTCAGGCCGCCCGTGGGCGAGGAAGATTAGATCGATGGTTGGATGTGTCATGCCAATTCCCCCCGTTTAAACTTCTCCACCATCTCATCCATCTGCGTCTTGGTCCAATCCTCGCAGGGGAATTGCATCTGGGTCCTCACCGTGCCGTTGGGCCGGTGGATGACGATGAGGTAGTAGGTGGAATAGATGCGGAGTTCCACGTCGATGGTCGGTGGCACATTCATCGTATTCCTGCCTTTCGGTCGTACTCTGAGCGCTTAACCTTGTCCTTCAGCGTCGTGTATGCCACATTGATTGATTGCATGCGACTGGCGGCACGAGGGTTATCAGGGTGGCGGTCGGGATGGAATTTGATCGCTAGTGACCGGTATGCCGCCGTGATGGTTTCCGTGGACGCGTAGGGAGAGACTTCGAGGATGCGGTAGAGATCTGGGAGGGCAGGCACAGTGGATGAGGATGGTGATTTGGACTTGGATTTAGGTTTGGCATTGGAGCCTACCGCCGCCGGTCGCGGGGGGCGTTGTGTCTGCCCCTGGGCCTGTGTCTGTGTCTTCTGCT